GCGGCGATCACCCGGCGAACGCCGACGACGTGTCGGACCAACTCCCGTTCGGCGACTTCGCGCCGGGCCGGTGGGCGTGGCTCCTCGGCGACGCCGCGCTGACCACCGAACGCTGCCCCGCGTGCTGGGGCGACTGGGTCGCGTGCTCGGCGTGCGACGGCCAAGGCCGGTGTGCGCCGATCCCGGCGCGCGGCCGCCAGCGGGTGTGGGAGTGGACGCCGTGAACCCACCGACACTGCTCGTCGTTCCGCTCGCTCTCCACATCGTCGAGCAGCGCGACGATGTGCTGGCCTACCGCGCCGAGCGCGTGCTGGCCGGCTTCACGATCTGGGTCGTCAACCTCGACGACCTGGTGCTCGCCCACGAGGAGGGGCCATGAACGACGTCGCCGCCCGCACGCTGAGCACGTACGAGCTCGCCGACCACACCGGGCTGACCTACCGCCAGATCGACTACTGGTGCCGCACCGAGCCGGAGCTGTTCGAGCCGCGCCCCGTCGAAGGCATGGGACAGGGCACGCAGCGCCGCTTCGACGCGAGGCACATCGCGCGGTTCGAGCGCGCCGCGCTGCTCATCCGCGCCGTGGGTCAGTTCACCGGAGGGAGCGACTTCACCGTGGCCGTCGAGCAGCTCGCCCGCTTCGTGCGCGACACCGAGGACGTGCCGGCGCCATGGGTCCTCGTGCTCTCGCCCAACGCGACCCTGACGATCATCCCATGAGCGCCGCGACGCCCGTCTACGTTGCTCGCGAGGTGGCGGTGCCGGTGTATCACCTGCCAGGCGGAGCCCGGCGCGCCGACGGCAACGTGCGCACGCTCTGCGGCCTCGTCATCTACGAATGGGTCGCCCCGACCCACATACGGGATCGAATGATCCGCCTGCGCCTCGACTGGGCGCGCAAGATCGGGGTGCCGTGCATCCGGTGCCTCGCGAGCAGAAAGTGACCAATGGACGAAGCCGATAAGACCGAATTGCCGGCGGCGCCGGCCCAGAAGGAGTACCTCATCATCGAGGTGGAGCCCGAGGCACTGCAGCGCGCCCGAGCCCGCTGCGCGCTATCTGAGGCGGGCTCACTCGAATCGGTCATGGCCGATATGCTCCGCGTCTACGGCCGTGGCGTGATGATCTTCGTGCAGGGGCACTTGTGAGCGCCGTCGATCTCGGGCTTGAGGAGCGCACCACGGCGTGCCGGCGATGTGGCGAGGACGTGGTGTACCACGCACCGCCCGACGAGGAGCCTTCCACCGTGTTCTGCCTCGACGACGTCGCGCCCGGCCAGCCCACGGCGGCCACCGGGCACACGATCCGTCGCCCCTTCCGCCACGTCGCCGAAAGGGGGGACTGAATGCGCGTGATGGCTCTCTTCATGATCGGATTTACTGCCGGCATGATTCTTGCTGTACTGCTCGACTCTCTTGCGTACTGAGTCGCAACCGAATACCCTCGTCTCACCCTGACGAATTGAGAGGACCAACCTTGAGAAAGCGAAAGAAAGTCGCGCCCGTCGCGGAACGCAGAGGCGGTTTCGTGACGGCCAAGGCCGACGAGAACGGCGACGTGCACTTCTGGGATGTGCCCGTCGTGCACATCGACGCCGCCACGCCAATCCTGCGGCTCTGCGAGCTTGCCGCCGGCATCGCGCCGCTGCCCATCACGAGCGTGCCGGCAGTCCCCGAGACCACGATCGCCACCCTGGCCGTCTTCGCCGCCGCCATCCTGCGCCAGCGCAACGAAGCGGAGTTCGCCTCGACGTTCATGCCTGGCGAGACCGTGGAGGCCAACTGGGAGCCCGGGCCGCGCCTCGAGTACGAGTCGCTCCGGGCGAACGTGATCGCCCAGATCATCCTGCTGAGCGACCAGCGCACCGTCGAGCACGTGGTCCCACTCCTCGCGATGAGCAACGACGACCTGATCGGCGAACTTCGGCTCGAGGTCGAGATGGCGCTGACGCGCGAACGCGACGTCCGACAGGTGCTCAACCGCACCCGCGACCAGCGCGACGAGTACCTCCGACTGGTCGAGAGCCGCGGACTCCTCCTCGACGAGACGCGGGCCGAGCGCGAGCGTGCCCTTGCTGCGCTCCAGGAGCAGCGGGACCTCCTCCGCGAGGCGCGCGAGCAGCTCCAGGTGCACGAGCGCCGGCGCGAGGACCGCAACAAGCGCGAGCGCGACGCCCGCGCCGCCGCCAAGACGACCGAGGAGGGCTGACCATGGCAACCAAGCACCTCGTGGTCCACTACTGCGACCTGTGCGGCGAAGAGACCGCCAGCGGGCAGAAGCTGGCCACGCTCGAGCTCGTGGCGGGCGATCGCGGCTCGCGGCTCGACCTGTGCGAAGAGCACGCCGCCAAGCTCCGCAAGGCCGTCGAGCCCTACCTGACGGCCGGCGTGCCGCTGAACATGCGGGCCAAGGCGCAGCGCGTCGCTCGCGGGCTCTCCGCCCCCCGGGCGGCGACGAGCGCCGGCCTGCGGGAGTGGGCACGCCACAACGGCTACCAGGTGTCCAACCGCGGGCGCATCCCGGCGCACGTGCTCGCGGCATACGACGCGGCCAACGCCGCCTGAACGCGCAACGGCCCCGGGGTGGCGGGACCCCGGGGCCGTCGTCCGTCGCGCTCCACGGAGAGGACCACTGACCGTGGAGCGGTCGCAAGCTACCGCATGCCGGTGCGCACGGCGACGCTTCCCCAGCAGTGGATGCTCTCGTCCCACCAGGTGAGCCCGCCCTCGCTGACGATGCTCGCCGCGGTGCGCGACGCCGCCACCGGGTTCCAGACGTCCTCGGGCGCGTACGGCTCGGGCTCGATGCCGCGATCGAAGAGCCGGAAGCGCGCTCCGCGGCTCAGCGTGCCGTCTGGGCGCGGCCAGCCGTTCCACGAGCCGTCGAGGAACTGGAAGAGGCCGGCTGCACTCGACAGCGGGCTCTTCGCGTCCGGGCGCAGGCCCGACTCGCAGCGCGCCATGGCGATGAGCAGTGCCGGCGGGACGTCGAACTCCTCGGCCGCCGACGCGATGACGTGCTCGATGAGCGGGTCGCGCTCGGCGCGCTCGAGGCTCATGAAGTGGGCCACCTGCGCGGGCGTGCAGGCAGACAGGACGGAGATGGCCACTGCGCAGAGCAGGAGGCGAAGTCGGTTCGTCATGGAACTGCAACTTACGTGGGCACATGACGTGGGCACAAGTAGGCGAGGATCGCCACATGGCCGAACGCGACGATCTGCCGATGACCCGTGGCGACGGGATGGGCTACTTCCACGTCGACCACACGCTGCACCTCGCGAGCGGCGGCATCGTCCGGCTCGAGGTGAACGCCTCCATGCTCGTGAGCAAGCAGGAAGAGCTCGACTTCATCTACAAGCTGGTCACCGCCGTGCGCGAGTACGAGCGCGAGCGCGGCATCGAGATCGGCGAAGATGTGACGGCCAGTGACATCGAAGGGGACTGACCATGGCAGGCGCGGTCAACAACGACGCCATCTTGAAGCTGCGGATCCCGAGCGAGCTGCGCGACCGCGTCGAGAAGGCGGCGGGCGGCGAGGGGAACGTCAGCCAGTTCGTTCGAGATGCTCTGGAAGAGAAGCTGGGCCGGCGACCCGGTAGCCGCGCGCCAGTGCCTCATCAAGCTCCTCGTCTATGACGATCTGCTCGCCCCAGAGCGCGAGGCAGCTCGGGCACACCACGCCGGCCGGCGGCGGGTCGTCGCTCGCGGCGATGCGCTTGTCGAGCGCCTCGACTGAGGTGTAGGTCCAGCCGCGCTGGCCCTCCCGGCACCGGGCGTAGCCGTTGAGCCCCTCGGCGAGCGAGCGGGCGGCCATGCGCTCCTCGTCCAGCAGGTGGACGAAGGAGCGGGGGACGATCAGCCATTGAGCCATGAGCGGAGCGCCTCCATCGTCGAGTCGGTGATGTCGCTCGGGTAGTGCCGGAGCAGCGCGAGTGCGTGCGCCTCAGCGATCGTACGTGAGGTGTCCGCCACCTGGCGGACCTCTTCGGCCTTGCGGGCGCCGAGCTGCTCGCGCACGTGCTCCTTCGCCTGCTCGACGGTCATGCCGGGGCGCACCACGCCGAGGTCGACCGAGCGCGCGAGCGCGGCGGGCGGGAGCTTCTGCAGCTCGTAGAGCGCGGTCCATGCCGCCGGCAGCGCGCCGCGTACCGCGGGATCGACCTCGGCGAAGGAGCGCGAGATCGCCATGAGGCGCTCCGCCTTGTCGATGCCGAAGGGCAGCTCGCGCTCGACCCACGCCATGAACTCGCCCTCGTGCTCGGTGCGCGCCGCCAGGAGCTCGGCGCCGATCTCGAGCGCGGTGGCGCTCAGCCGGGCCAGAATCCGCGCCTTGCGCTCCTCGAGCGGCATGATGAGGCCGTGGAAGTCCACGGGTACACCGAGTGCGGGTGCGGGGAGCTGTTCCCTGCCGACGGCGGCCGGCAGTGCGGCCCCTGCCGGAAGCGCGTCGGGGTGGAAGCCGTTGAGCGCGTCAACGTCCTGGTCGCCGGTCATGTCGTCTCCGTCGGTGGTCCTCGTCGCAAGCGGGAGCGCCACCGCGGGGGGCGGAAGTCTCCCGAGCGGACCCAGGCCTACCACAAGGCGCGCCGCCGGGCGTTGAGCCGGCTCGTCGCGCTCTACCCCGAGCTGTACGAGGCCATGGTCGACGAGGAGCTGGCCACCTTCGGCGAGCCCCCGGTGAAGCCCAACCGCGCGAGCGCGTCGCGCCGACTGCTCGCCCGGGCGTCGTGAAGGCCTTCGACCTGTTCTGCGGGGCGGGCGGCGCCTCGGTCGGGCTGCACCGCGCCGGGTTTGAGGTGCTCGGCTTCGAGATCTGGGACGCCGCGTGCCGCGTGCACGACCTCAACGGCTTCGCCACGGTGCGCGGGGACCTCGACGAGACGGACTGGGCCGGCTTCGACGCCCCGGACCTGCTCTGGGCGAGCCCGCCCTGCCAGCCGTTCTCGAAGAGCGGATCGCGCCTCGGCGCCACGGACGATCGCAACGGCGTGCCGGCCTTCCTGCGCGCCGTCGTAGCGCTCCGCCCGCGAGCGATCGCGATGGAGAACGTCATGGGCCTGGCCACGTCGAAGCACCGCTGGTACCTCGACTTCATCGTGAACGCTCTCGTCGACCTGGGCTACGAGGCGCGCACCGCCGTGCTCGATGCCGCCGACTTCGGCGTGCCCCAGCGCCGCCAGCGCGTCTTCGTGATCGCTCGGAACGACGGGGGTGCCCTGGTCTGGCCAGAGCCGACGCATGCCCGCGGCGGCGCGCACGGCCTGGCGCCATGGCGCTCGCTCGCCGAGGGGCTCGGGGAACCGGATGGCGTGGTCCCACTGCTAACGCGGTTCGGCCAAATCGATGACCTGATCGCGGCGGGCTTGGTTCCTGCGAAGTAGGCCTACCAGAGGGCCTCTTGAGCCGACAGGCTCGACCCGAGGCGAGATTCGGCGAGCGCCACGTACTCCGGCTTGATCTCGCAGCCCCAGAAGTGCCGACCATTGCGTGCAGCGCTTACACACTCGGTTCCACTACCCGCAAAGGGGACCACGACAACCGAACCTGGCTCTGAGAAGTGGTTGACGATCCGATCCGTGAGCGACAACGGCTTCTGCGTCGGATGGTCGACCTTCTCGTCGCGGAACCGACGGCCGGCCAGGGTAGGGAAGTTCCAGACATCCCCTGCCAATCGGCCATCAGGGTGTGGCGTCCACACTTTCCCGTTCTTTGTGACGGGACTCTTCAACCTCTCGGTGCTCTTGTAGGGCTCGCGGATCTCCCTGAAGTAGTAGTCACCTGACTTGGAGAACCAAAGGATCGGCTCGTAGTGAGTCGCCAACGAGCGGCGATATGTCGTGAATCCATTCTCGTAGAACCAGATTATCTGTCGCCGGTACTCCATGCCGAGTTCGTAGAGATGGACCTGTAGGTAGCAGAGGTAGTGGTGGATGCCGTAGACGAGGATGTTGCCGTCATCCGTGAGCACTCGCCGGCACTCAGCAAGCCACTCCCGACACCATGGCAGCCATTTCTCGTCCCTGACCCACTCCTTCTCCAGCCCGAATCGCGGGCCGAGATTGTAGGGCGGGTCGGCGATGACTAGCTGGGCGCAGCTATCCGGCAGCTTCCGCAATAGCTCGACGCAGTCACCGAGATGCACCGCGTCGATGGGGAAGTCCTGTGGAAACTCAGTTGAGTATTTCACTTCTCGTTCCTCAGAATCACGATGTACTGGTGGTGCAGGTTTGGCACGAAAGCAGCTGGATATCCGTAGGGGAAAACGCGTTTGTGTGTCTGGTAGAGGATGGTGAGGCCCTTGACGACGAAGGGCGTAGCCTCCTCGAGGTCAGCAGCCAGATCAGCGTGAAACATGTGGTAGCGACCGCCGTCGCGGAAATCACCGACGATCGCGCAGAAGTATTGGTTGCGGCGCAGGACGCGACTGCACTCGCTGAAGATGCTCGTGAGCTCCTTTCGGAACGTCTCGTAGCTCTCGATGTTCCCGAGATCCCTGAGGTCGTCCTCGCTATACCGCGTCGCGAGGCCCTTATCCTCCCGTTCCTGTCGGGCCTTGTGGTCCTTCTTGTGCAAGATTTGCCAGTAGGGAGGACTCGTCACGACGAAGTCGACAGAGTCAGTCTCGAGCGTCGGCAGCACCTCGCGGGCGTCGCCCTCCAGCACGGTCTGCTCGGGGACCGGAAATAGGCCTCCCGACAGCTCCGTCTCTAGACGTTGCCGAGCCAGATCGGCGAAGAACGGACTGAGTTCGATCCCAACGCCGCGTCGGCCTTCAACCGCCGCAGCCTTGAGCGTCGAGCCGATTCCGACGAACGGGTCGAGTACGAGCTGATCGGCCTTGGTGAAGAATCGGACCAACCGAGAGATGTCCGTGAAGGAGAAAGGTGCGGGATGCTGCTTCTCGATTTGCGCATCCGGATGATTCGCTCCCAGCCCCTTCTGGCGCCACACAGACACGGTTTCAGGGAGCCACTCCCGAGCGGTGAGGTCGTTGAGCTTGTTGCGCGGGGATACTTGTACGCCACGCTCGCCGTCATCGGTCTGTTCGCCGTTGGCGCCGACCTTTCCGCCTCGTGGCGCGCTCATCGGGTGGCACCGCCTGCGATTGCGGTCGAGCGGCGCACCTGGTCACCGATCTCCTCCGAGCCGAGGAGCCGTACCAGGGATCGCAGAACATCAGTGTGAGTCATACGCGCCCCGAAGGCGAACTCTCTAAGTGTGTCGTAGTCGACCGGATCAAGGTCAACTGTGACTCTGATGGGCTTCACGCGACCGCTGCGAGGGCTGTCATGAGTAGTCGAGTCGGGCATGTTCTGTGGACGCTCCGGAAAGGCGGAAAGGGGTGGCCGCTTCATTGCACTGCTTCCAGGTTCTGGTCACCGGATGACGGTGACGGCGAACTCCGGGGGCCCCGGAGGACCCGATCCGCACTCTAGATCCCCGCCTACCGAGATACGGGGATACTGATCACATGGTGGGTGATGCACGGTAGCCGCGGTGGCACGGTGCCCGTCGGGTGCGTCGCCATGACCATAACCGGGGGGTATGACAGAGTTGCTGCTTGGCCCCTGCCCAGCGACGACGTGAAGGACGCGAGTGGAGCGCCCGCCAGATGAGCAACTCGGACCCGACCGTCTTCGCCGAGCGCGAGCCGGGGCGCTTCGTATCGCACGTGGGCTGGCCGCGCGAGGACGATCTCGGGCACGACACGGCCGACGGCAAGCGCGGGCGCGACTGGGTCCCGATCACCGAGCCCGCCAACGCCGTCACAAGCAAGGCGCGCATGTGGCGCGGCCGCGAGGTCCCGGCGTGGACCTTCGACGCCCCGGCGACCACGGTGGCGTCCAGCGCCCGGAACCACCCGCCAGGGCACAAGCTCAATGCCGACGACATCGCTGCCGGCCGACTGCACTACGCCGAGCGCCGCGGCCCCGACGCCGTGCGCCTCACGCCCGCCGAGGCTGCCGCCCTGCAGGACTTCCCGCCCGACTACCGCTTCGAGGGCACGCGCACGATGCAGTTCAAGCTCATCGGCAACGCCGTGCCGGCACGGATGGCCGAGCTCCTCGCGCTCGGGCTGCGGGTTGACGCCCGCGTGTAGGTTCCCGACACCGACCGCCTAGCGGGGGACGAGGAGACCGATGGGGCTGTTCCGGCGCGACAAGGATGCTGACCTGCGCGCTGCTGCCGCGATCGTGGACCCGACGGACCACGAGGCGCTGCGCAAGATCAAGTCCAACGCGCCGAAGAACGCGAAGGACAACTGGACCTGGTACGACGCGCTCCCCGAGGTGCACTACCCAGCGACGTTCATGGGCTCGGCCCTGCAGCGCTTCGACTTCAAGATCGCCCGGCGCGTCGTGCGCGATGGGAAGATCGAGTTCGCCGACGACGACAACGCGCTGGCCTGGAAGATCCTGCTCGACCTCGACAACGGCGACGGGATCAGCGAGCTCGCGCGCCTCTTCGGCGTGATGTGGACCGTCGATGCCGACTGCTGGCTGTACGGCACCGAGATCAGCGGGCAGACCCACTGGTCGCTCTGGTCGAACAACGAGGTCGAGATCCTCGACGCGTTCACGGCGACGGGCCGCGTCGGCATGAAGATCGACGGCAAGCTCGTGAAGAGCACCGACTACGTGCGCCGGGTCTGGCGACGCCACCCGGGCCGGCGCGTGCAGGCCGACAGCTCGCTCACCGCGCTGCACGAGCCGTGCAAGCAGCTCAAGACGCTGTACGACGTCATCTCGGCGTCACTCGACTCGCGCCTGGCCTCCGCCGGGATCCTCTTCGTGCCGAACACGATCCAGATGGCCGGCGAGGTGTCGCGGCCGAACGGCACCGGGCGCAAGACGGCGCGCCCGATCATCCAGCAGATCGCCGACGTCATGGAGCTCTCCATGGCCTCGCACGACACCGCCGCGGCGCGCATCCCGATCATGGTCTCGGGCCCGTCTGGCGAGGGCGACAAGATCGTGCACATCACGCTCGACCGTCTCGTCAGCGAGGCAGAGATGGCGCAGCGGCGCGAGCTGCGCGATGCGATCGCGCAGGGGCTCGACATGCCCAGCGAGATGCAGCAGGGCATGGGCGACGCGAACCACTGGTCCACGTGGTCGATCCAGGACTCGAGCTACCGCGCGAGCCTCAAGCCCGTGGGCGACGCGTGGGCGATGGCGCTCACCAGCGTGGTGCTCAAGCCCTCGCTCGTGGCCGCTGGCGCGAGCGCGACCGACGTGTCCGAGCTCTACATCGTGGCCGACGGCAGCGACCTCGTGGCGCGTCCGACCGAGGGCCAGGACGCCTTCGAGATGCACGACCGCGGCACGCTCAGCGGCACCGCGCTCCGGGCGCGCACCGGCATCGACGAGTCCGAGCGCATGGAGGACGAGGAGTACGTCCGCTGGCTCGGCGTGCAGCAGGGCGACCCATACCTCGCGACCCTCGGCCTGCCCATCGCCTCGAAGATCGACTGGGCCAAGGTGAAGACGGCGGCCAAGGCCGGGCCTCCCGGAGCGGCGACGCCCGTGCGCGCCAAGGTCGGGCCGGGCAACTCGACCGCCGGCCGGCCGGGTGGCGGCGCTGGGGGCAACGCCGGGGGCGTGAAGGGTGCCGGGCGCGCCGCAGAGCTCGCGCCGGCGGCCGTCGTGGGCTACCGCGCCGCCTTCACGCACGTGGGCGCGCGCCTGCGCGCCATGCTCGCCCAGCCGTCGCACGCCGACCTTGCCGCGCAGGTCAAGGGCGTGCCCAACCAGCTCGTGCACACGCACTTGCCGGAGATGGACTTCGCCACGGCGCGCCAAGCCACGCGAGGCGTGCTCGACGAGCTGCTGGCCGACGTGTGCACGCCCGAGGAGATCGCTGCGTTCACGCGCCGCATGGTCGCCGACGTGGTCGGCCATCGCGCGCCCAGCCTGACAATCGACGAGGCCCACGCCATCATCGAGTCGACCGACGAGGAGAGCTGACCATGTTCGACACCACCGAGATCGTCGCGGCGTTCGGCGAGGAGTTCGATGCCGCCAAGGTCCCGACGGGCATGCTGCGAGCGGTGAAGTTCTCGCCGATGATGCACGTCGACAAGCGCACGCCCGACGGCCGCCTGATCGTGAAGGACGGGTTCAGCGCCCAGCACTTCCCGCACACCTTCGCGTTCCAGTTCAAGAACTTGCCGGCGCACATGGAGTCGGTGCCCGTGGGCCGCGTTGATCGCCTCGAGATCGACAAGAGCGGCAAGGTGACCGGCTACGGCTGGATCGCCGACACGCCCGACGGGAACATGGCCGCGTTCATGATCGACACCAAGGTGCAGAAAGGCATGTCGGTCGACCTGTCCGTGTCGAAGGTGAAGTTCAACTACAACGACAAGACCGACTCGTTCGAGATCGACCTGCTGCAGTCGAGCTTCCGCGGCGTCACCGGCGTGGCCAAGCCCGCGTTCCCGGACGCGAAGGCGATGCTCGCGAGCTTCGCCGAGCACTACGGCACCGACGATCTCGCCGCCGCGGCCGTGATGCTGCCCGAGATGCTCGAGTTCGCCGCCGACGAGTTCGAGGTCCGCGAGGTGTCGGACCTGCAGGCGTCCGCCGTGCTCGCGGACCTGCCGACCGAGATGTTCTCGAACCCCGAGCTCGAGCGCGCGACGCCCGTGCACGTGACGCCCGAGGGCCGCGTGATGGGCCACATCGCGACGTGGGACACCTGCCACGTCGGCGTGGACGGCCGCTGCGTCACGCCGCCGCGCTCGCGCTCGAACTACGCGCACTTCGCGACCCACCCGCGCCGGCGCGCCGACGGCGAGACGGTCTGGACCGGCCCGCTCGTGCTCGGCAACGCGCACGCCCGCCCCGAGCTGTCGAGCGCCGAGACGGCGGAGTTCTACGCGAACACCTGCCGCGCCTGGTGCGACGTCGTGATCGGCGAAGACGCCTTCGGGATCTGGGTCTCGGGCGCGCCGCGCCCGGGCGTGACCGAGGCCGACCTGCACGCCGGCGCGCACAGCGCGGTGTCGGGCCACTGGAAGCGCCAGAAGGGCGCGCTCGAGCTCCTCGCGGTGCTCAGCGTGAACGCGCCAGGCTTCCAGGTGCCGCGCCCGGTGGGCTTCGCGGACGAGGCCGGCACGTTCGATCTCGCGGCAGCGGGCGCGCTCGCGCCGATCAGCGCGAGCGCTGCGGCGTTCTCGCCGGAGCTGCACGCGAACATCGAGGCGCTCGCCGACTTCGTGCGCGGCGAGATGGTGAAGCGCACGGCCGAAGAGGCCGACGCGCTGCTCGCGTCGTTCGAGGCGTTCGAGGCGTAGCGCGCTCGACTTGATTTCGCTCCCGGTGGGTCCGCGAGGATCGCCACCACTTCCGGGGAAGCGCCCCGAGATCCCACCGAGGAGCGATCATGTTCGAGCTTCCCGAGCGTCCCCAGGACCTCAGCGGCCTGACCCGCACCGAGCTGTCGGCGCTCGCCGCGAGCATCCGCACCGCGGTGCTCGGCGCCCGCTCGCTGCCCCGCACGCCCGAGCTCGTCGCTCGCCTGCGCGAGGCCCGCGAGTTCGCCGACGCCGTGAACGCTCGCATCGCCGAGCTCGACTCCGCCGACGGCGACGCGTCGGGCCTCTTCGACTCGTTCGACGAGCCGGCCGCCGACTCGGCGCCCGCAGCGCCGGCCGACGAGGCCACCACCGACCCGGCACCCGCCGCAGCGGCCGATGCCGCCTCGACCCCGCCCGCCCCGGCGCCCGCGGCCCCGTCGGCCGGCGCGCTCGCGGCCTCCGCCGGCGCGACCCCCGCCGCATCGAGCACACCCGCACCGGCCCGGAACCCGTCCCGCGTCGTCGCGGCGGTGACCGGCGGCGGCTACGACGCCGGCGCGCCGCTCGAGTCGATGGCGGACATCGCCAAGGCGTTCTCCGCACGCATCAAGGCCACGAGCAACGCCAACACGGCGGAGAAGTTCGTGGTCGCCCGCGTGCTCGGCACCGTGCCGGACGATCGCCAGCTCAACGGCAACTTCGACCACGACATGGCCATCTTCGGCGGCGCAGACTTCCTCGACGCCGACGTCCAGGCGGCCATCTGCGCCCCGCGCGAGCCGATCTACGACCTGAGCTTCGGCTCCTCGGTCGTGCGGCCCGTCGCGGCGTCGCTCGCGAGCTACGGCGCGCCCCGCGGTGGCGTCTCGATCTACCCGACCCCGCGCCTGAGCGATATCAGCGACGGCACGGGCATCTGGACCCGCGACGACGACGCCGACGACGCCGCGACGAAGGCCGACTGCGCCGTCATCACCTGCGGCTCGCCGGAGGACTACGACATCTACGGCATCTACCGCTGCATGACGGTCACCAACATGGCCGCCATGACCTACCCCGAGCTCGTGGCGGCGTTCCTCAACCGCCTGCAGGCCACCCAGGCCCAGCTCGGCGAGCGGACGCTGCTCAACGCGATGCGCACCGACGTGAACACCATCAAGGTGCACAGCGACGGCATCAACGTGGGCATGTCGATCGCCCTCCTCGAGACCCTGCTCCGCACGATCCAGTCGTACAAGGAGCAGGAGCGCTACGGCGACGACATCGGCTTCGACTGCTGGCTGCCGCGCCACGTGCGCACGATGCTCGTGGTCGACCAGCTGCGCCGCAAGCGCACCGACAACGTGTCGCTCGGCGACATCGTGTCGGCGTCGAAGGAGATCACCGCGGCCTTCACGTCGGCGGGCGTCAACCCGACCTGGACCTACGAGTCCGCGTCGGGCTGGCCGACCCTGTCGAGCCTGGTGAACGGCTCGGCGATCCCGCAGTGGCCGACCACGGTCAAGATGCTCATGACGCCGACCGGCAACTTCCGCCGGCTCGACGGCGGCGAGCTCAACCTCGGCGTCGGCGGCAACACGGTGCGCGACACGACCTCGCTCTCCAAGAACAACTTCACGATGTTCTGGGAGTCCTTCGAGGGCCTCGTCGCCTTCGGCGCCCGCTCCCTCGAGCTCACGCTCGTGGACGTGTGCCCCGGCGGCCACCAGGTCGCCGACGTGACGCTGGACTGCGAGACCACGCAGTCCTGATCCTGAGCACGCCTGACAGGTAGAAGAGGCCCCGGCACTCCCCCCGCCGGGGCCTCTTCGCGTTCCCACGGCGTGGGCACGGGAGTTGACATTCCGACGCGTGGCGGAGTGGGATGCCGACCATGGCGACTTCGCAGGTCTACACCGTCCCCCGTCTGGCCCCGATCTACGACGCGCCGTTGCCCGCGCTGCGCCGTGCCGGCACGTTCCTCCACACGGTGGCGCGCCTCCCGGAGGACGTCTTCCCGTCGAGCACGGACTCGGCGATGCGCTGGCTGAACGGCGTGACGGTGCGCGACATCATGGCGGCCGGCCCGGGGGCCCAGATGGCCACCGCGTTCGGCCAGAACGAGTCGCCGGTCATCAGCGACGGGGCCGACAGCCCGACGGGCTGCATCGACCCCGACGACGTCGGCGACACGGTGATGCAGCCGGCCACCCTCGACATCGCGAAGTGCCTGGCTGGTGACTACTTCGCTCCCATCATGATCGAGCTCGACGTGCCCTCGATCGCCCTCGACCGCAGCACCGACGACCCGGCGCTCATGCGAGCCCTGATCGATGCCTACTCGAGCCCGTGGTTCGCGCGTCAGCTCGAGGCGGGCCCGGACTCGCCGGACATCGGCTTCCGCAACGTGAACCAGGTGGCCGACAGCGGGAGCCTGAACGTGGTCGGCACCGCGAAGAGCATCGTGACCGTCATTGCGGCGATCGAGAACGCGATGCAGGTGGTCGCCGGGCTGACGAGCTACCGCATGCTCGGCCACAGCGAGTACCACATCCTCATGTCGCCCGGCATGCTCACGAACGCCGTGGCGCAGGACGTCGCCGTCTACGAGCCGTCCATCGACGGCTTCGTGACCCCGCTCGGCACGCGCATCATCGCCGACGCCGGCTTCGTCGGCTACGAGCTCGACGCCGGCTACAACACGGCCTTCGAGACGGTCTACGGCGTCGCCGGGCTGCGCTGGGCGATGTCGGACATCATCGATCTCGGCGTCGTCGGCGAGGTGGGCGACGTGCTCGGCCTCGGGCGCAACCTGCAGACCCGTCGGTTCCAGCGCTTCGGCCTCCTCACGTTCAACCCGGCGGGCGTGGTCGCCGGCTACGCGAGCTGGAAGCGTCAGGCCGCCGACGCCTGATCCCCCGGCGTCGCCCGGCGGCGTGCGTAAGCTCGCCCCGTGCCCCCCGCCGTCGACATCCTCATCCCGGTCCTCGGCCGCCCTCATCGCATCGAACGTGCCCTCGCCGATGCCCTCGCCGGCACGCCGGGTGCGCACGTCTGGTTCATCGCGTCCGAGTTCGACCTGCTGACGCGGGCGGAGCTCGAGCGCGTCGGAGCGGCGCACCTCGTGCTCCCCGGCGAGCGCGCGCCCGGTGACTACGCCCGCAAGATCAACCTCGGCGTGCGCGAGACGAGTGCGCCGCTCCTCTTCCTTGGCGCTGACGACCTCCACTTCCACCCCGGGTGGCTGGACGCCGCGTCCAACCGCATCAGCGCGTCGGTGAGCGTGGTGGGCACGAACGATCTCGGGAACGACCGCGTGAAGCGCGGCGAGCACGCGACGCACTCGCTCGTGGCGCGCGAGTACGTCGAGCAGGGCTCGATCGACGACCCCTCGGTGCTCTTGCACGAGGGCTACACACACAACTTCGTGGACGACGAGTTCGTGGCGACGGCGCGCTTCCGGCGCACGTTCCGCATGGCGCTGTCGAGCCGCGTCGAGCACCTGCACCCACACTGGCGCAAGAGCGAGATGGACGGCGTCTACGAGCTCGGGTTGAGCGGGTTCGAGGCCGACCGCAAGCTCTTCCGCTCGCGCCGGCGCCTCTGGGAGTTCGTGTGAGGTTCTCGGTCATCGTGGGCACCTTCGGCGAGGAGTGGTGGCACGAGCTCGCGCAGACGCGCGCCTGCGCGAGCGTGCAGGCGCAACGCGGCTTCGACGCGAGCGAGGTCGAGGTCATTGCACTGCACAGTCGCTCCCTGCAGGAGGCGCGCAACGGCGCCGCGTGGCGCGCCCAAGGCGACTACCTCATCTTCCTCGACGCCGATGATCGACTCGAGCCGGGCTACCTCGCGGCCATGAGTGAGGCGATCGACGAGCGCATGGAGGCCCCTGGGCCGATTTCGGCCACATGGGCCCTCTACTACCCCGCGGTGCAATACGACGCGCAAGCGCCGCGAATCTTGACGCCGAAACGCCCCGGCGCGCACGTGCGCGATGCCATCCTCGACGGCAACTGGATGGTCATCGGCACGGCGATTCACCGCAATCTGTTCTGGCGCGCCGGCAGCTTTGGCCCCGAGCGCGCATGGGAGGACTGGGCGCTGTGGATGCGAGCGATCATGGTCGGCGCGCACACCTGCGCCGTCCCCTCCGCTATCTACCAGGCGACCACGAACGCGAACGGTCGCAACCGCAACATCGACCGGCCGAAGGAGCTGTTCGAGGAGATCATCCGAGCCAACGAAAGTTGGCGCAGAGCGCAGGAGCTTCAACAGGGATGAGCGTTTCGTTGGTGGTCATGACCGACGGGCGAGACGACGTGCTCGCCCGCACGATCGCGTCGGCGCGCGAGATGCTCGAGGGCGAGATCGCGCACCGCATCATGCACGACGACTCCGGCGACCACTTCCATCGGCGCCGGCTCATGGCGGAGTACCCCGACTTCGTGCACATCGGCAAGGGCGACCGGCGCGGCTTCGGCGGCGCGTACCGCCACACGTTCGAGTGGCTGGACTCGAACAGGGCCGAGCTCGCCGACTACGTCTTCCTGCTCGAGGACGACTTCACGTTCAACCGCCCCGTCGAGTTGTTCTCGATGCAAGGCGTGCTCGAACGCAACCCCGACGTCGTGCAGATCGCGCTCCGCCGGCAGGCGTGGAGCGCGACCGAGCGACTCGCCGGTGGCGTGATCGAGCAGCACCCTGAGGCCTACGCCGAGCGACGCGACCACCTGGGCAACGCGTGGCTCGAGCACCGCCTCTTCTTCACCACGAACCCGTCGATGTTCCGCCGCACGCTGTGCCGGCGCGAGTGGCCGGCGGGCGCGCAGAGCGAAGGCCTCTTCGGCCACGGCATCATCCGCGACGACCCCGACGCGGTCTTCGCCTACTGGGGCACCCGCGACGACACGCCGTGGGTCGAACACATCGGCGACGAGCGCGCCGGGAAGGGCTACTGAGATGGCGTACCACCTGCCGGCCAAGTATCGGGAGAACCCCGGGCCGGTCTACTTCCTCGACGACGTCACCTCGACGCGCGGCATCGTCTTCCAGGCCGCGGTGTACGAGGAGGCTGAGCGGCTTGCCGTCGAGCTCGGCATCGAGCGCATCATCGACGTCGGCTGCGGCTGGGGCGACAAGCTCGCGAAGCTGCACGAGGCGCACCCCGACTGGATCATCGAGGGCGTCGACTACGGCGACAACATCGAGCACTGCCGCCAGACCCATCCGTGGGGTCGGTGGCACGAGGCGGACCTTGACGGCGACGCGCTCAGCGCCTCACTCACCGGCGCGCCGCCCGCGGTCGTGATCTGCGCGGACGTGGTCGAACACGTCCTCGACCCCGACCGACTCCTCCGCAAGCTCGCCAACCTCGGCCAGCCGATCGTCGTGCTGTCGACGCCAGCGCGCGAGGTGCAGTACCCCAAGGGCCACATGGGCCCGCCCCAGAACCTCTGCCACGTGCGCGAGTGGAGATCGAGCGAGTTCGCCAAGGTCGTGCAGGACGCGGGCTTCACGATCCTCTCCCACGAGCTCGTGCCGGGAAGCGACCAGACCTCCGTGGCCGCGACGCAGATGGTGGTCTGCGGATGACCCCCGCAGTGGTCGGCATCTGCATGGTGAAGGACGAAGCCGACGTCATCGTGCACACCCTCCGCCACATGGCGGAGGAGGGCCTCGACGCGATCTTCGTCATCGACAACGGCTCGCGCGACGGCACGCGGCAGGCGCTCACGCACACGGTTGCGGTCTACGCCGACACGTGGCAGATCCCCGCGGAGCTCTTCCAGCTCGAGGTCACCGACGACCCCGACCCGGCGTACTACCAGAGCGCCAAGATGTCGGCGCTCGCCGATCGCGTGGGCCAGGAGTTCGGCATCGGCACCTGGATCGTGCCCTTCGACGCGGACGAGCTCTGGCTGGCGCGCGATCGCGTCGCGATGGTGCTGCAGGGTCTGCCGCGCACGACGCGCGTCGCCCGAGCCTCGCTCTTCAACCACTTCTGCACGCTGCTCGATCGCGAGGACTCCAACCCATTCCTCGCGATGCGGTGGCGCCAGGCGGTGCGCGCCGGCCTGCCGAAGGTCGCCTTCCGGTGGGAGCCGGGCGCGGTGATCCACCAGGGCAACCACGGCGTCACGCTGCCGACCCAGCTGGTCCCCGACTCGGCCGACACGCTCGAGATTCGCCACTTCCCGTACCGCTCGGCGAACCAGATGGTGCGCAAGGCGCGCAACGGCGCCGCGGCGTACCGCGCGACCAGCCTGCCCGAGAGCGAGGGCGCGCACTGGCGCGCCTACGGTCGCATCATCGACGAACACGGCGAGGAGGCGCTCCGGGAGGTCTTCCGCGAGCACTTCTGGTACCGGTCGCCGACCGACAGCGGCATGGTGCTCGATCCTGCGCCGTGGTGCCGATGGTCGCGGTCCTGATCCCGGTCAGCTCCCACCTCGACGAGGCGCGCGGCTGGGCCGCGCACTACGTCGAGGGCCACTACGAGCACTTCCATCCGTCCTGGGACGTGTGGATCCAGCCCATCGAGGGGACCTGGAACAAGCCCGCCGCGCTCAACCGGGCCTTCACCGAGGCGCGCGCCGCTGACCACGACATCGTCATCCTGGCCGACGCCGACTCCGTGGTGCCGCCCGAGGACCTCGAGACGGCCGTGCGCTGGGCCCAGGAGGGCCGAGCGTGGTGCACGCCGCATGGCGACGTCTACCGCCTCACCGAGGCGGCCACACGCCTGTTCAGCGCCCAGTTCCGCTCAGACTTCGAGCTCGCGTACCGCGCGAAGCTGACGCGACCCACCTATCGAGGCATCCCGGGCGGCGGCATCGTCGTCGTGCGCAGCGAGGTCTACGCCGACGTGCGCGGCCTGGACGAGCGCTTCGAGGGCTGGGGGGGCGAGGACATCTCCTTCGGGATGTGCCTCAAGACCCTCCACGGCGCGCCCGGGCGCGTCGGAGCGCCGCTCGTGCACCTCTGGCACCCGCCCGCGGCACCCCACGGGCGCGGCTCGATCGCCAGCGAGAAGCTGGTCGCGCGCTACACGGCGGCGTCCGGGTACGGAGAACGCATGCGCTCCCTGGTCGAAGAGAGGGCTCCGCTGGCACGGGGATCGTAGGATCGCCGCCATGTACGACCGGAGCGCCTGCACGCCGTTCTGCACGTCCGAGGACCTGGCGCTCCACTGCCCGTCGTTCGCTGCCTCGAGCCCGCCCGAGGACCCCGACGAGGCGATCCTCGCTGCGAGCTCCATCCTCGCGATGCTCTCGGGCTTCACGGTCTACGGCACGTGCACGGCGGTCGTGCGCCCGACGGGCTACATCTGCCGGCACGGGCTCGACGCCATCCCGCTGCAGTACCCGGTGCGCGAGATCCTCGACGTCATGATCGACGGCGCCAGCATCGACCCGGCGAGCTACGACGTCATCGACGACGAGTTCCTCGTGCGCCTGGTCGACCCGGGCACGCGCCGCAACCGCGGCTGGTCCTACTGCCGCCAGAGCCTCGACCTGCCGGCCACCGAGGTCGGCACGCTGCAGGTGACCTACAGCTACGGCACCGACATCCCGCACTGGGCCAAGGCCGCGTGCATCGAGCTCGCGTGCGCGATCTGGGACGAGCTGCACCCGGCCGCCGACGATGCCTGCACGCTGCCGGCGACGATCCGCTCGCTGTCGCTGCAGGGCGCGAGCTACGCCTTCGACGAGGCCGCCGACGAGATCCGCGAGGCGGCCACCGAGGGCCGCTTCAAGAAGGTCGCGCGCTTCCTCGGGATCGTGAACCCCGACGGCCGGCGGTTCCCGTCCGAGGTCTACTCGCCCGACATGCCCAAGCTCGTCGCCTTCCGCAGCGAGCAGATCGACGCCCCGGCGACGTCGGACCTCGTCACGCTCGAGACGCTCTACACGGGCGACTTCTTCGAGTACCTCATCACGATCGACGCGGTGGGCGTGACCGACATCTGCGACCGCACGTACCGCATGCAGCTGCGCCGGTCGAAGGGGCAGACCAACCCCGACGCGACGTGCGACGTCAGCCTCGCGGACTGCCTCGACAACCAGGTGCTCTTCACCATCGAGGAGGCGGTGACCGCGACGCTGCTCCCGGGCCGCTACTTCTTCGACGTGGAGGAGACCATCGACGGCCACGCTCGCACGATCGTCTCCGGCGTGGTGCCCGTGCAGCGGGACGTGACGCGATGACGCAGGCCTCCACCGTCACGCAGCGCAACGTCCAGACGACCGTGATCGTCGATGGTGCTCCCGCCGAGGCCGTCGTCACGACCGAGGACGCGACCACGGTCGTCTCGACCGCGAGCGTCGGGCCCCGCGGTCCTGCTGGCGCGGACGGCGCTCCGGGGGCGGATGGCGCCCCCGGAGCGGACGGCGCGCCTGGGGCGGATGGTGCGGCCGGCGCAGACGGCGCGCCTGGCGACACGGGTCCGCAGGGCCCGGCCTCACAGATCATCACCGTCGGGCTCGCGTCCACGACGTGGGTCCTCGACGTCTCGGCGTGGCCCTCCCCCGGCTACCCGACCATCACCTGTATCGACACCCAGGGCAGGGTGCAGTGGGGCGCTGAGACCTACGACGACCCTTCGCCAGGGTTCGTCACGGTGCGCTTCAACGCGGCCTTCTCTGGCAAAGCTGTGCTGACCTAGGAGACACACCGACATGGCCGACATCAAGATCAACGGCAACCTGGACCTGCAGAAGGCCGGCCAGCTCCTCGGCGCACTCATGGAGCTCATCGTCGGCTCGGCGTCGAGTCCCGCCGAGGCCCAGTTCTGGTACAACTCCTCGACCAAGCACATCGAGTTCTACAACGGCACCACGACGAAGGTGCTCGCCGAGGGGGATCTCGCCGACTACGTCGCGAAGAGCCTGTTCGACGCGAACACGATGCTCTACGCGACGACCGACAACACGCCGGTCGCGCTCACGGTTGCAGCCTCGCGCTTCGTTGGCCGCAAGAGCACCGGCGACATCACCGCGATGACGCCGTCCGAGGCGCGCACCGAGCTCGGGCTGACCGACGAGGAGCTGCAGGACCTCATCGGTGCGATGGTCTCCGGCGGGACCGAGACCGGCATCACGGTCACCTACGACGACACGAATGCCCGCTTCGACTTCGTCGTGAGCGTGCTGAACTCGCTACCTGCACCCACCGGCGACCTGTCGCTGAACAGCCAGAAGATCACGAACCTCGCGACCCCGACCGCGGCGAGCGACGCCGCGACGAAGGGGTACGTCGACAACGCGATCGCCGGCCTCTCATGGAAGGACGTGCGCGTCGCGTCGACCGCGAACGTCACGCTCGCGAGCGGCGTCGAGAACGGCGACACGATCGACGGCGTGACGCTGGCGACCGGCGATCGCGTGCTCCTCAAGAACCAGTCGACCGGCGCTGAGAACGGCATCTACACCGTCAACGCGTCGGGCGCGCCGACCCGCGCCACCGACTACGACGCCGACACCGAGATCGCCTCGAGCGCGGTCATCGTGGACGAGGGCACCACGAACGCCGGCACAGTGTGGATCCTCACCACGAACTTGCCGATCACCGTCGGCTCGACGTCGCTGTCCTTCTCCCAGTTCGGCGCCGGCAGCTACGTCGATGGCGCAGGCCTCACGCTCACGGGCCTCACGTTCTCGGTGAACGTGGACGGCTCGTCGCTCGAGATCAACTCGGACACGCTGCGCGTGAAGGCCGGCGGCATCACCGACGCGATGCTCGCGTCGACCTTCACGAAGAAGTTCTCCGCGACCATCGGCGACGGCGCGACGAATCCACTGCCCGTCGTGCACAGCCTCAACACCACCGACGTGCAGGTGGAGATCCGCACGCCCGGCGCGGGCGGCGACATGGTGCTCGTGCCGTGGGAGGTCACGGACGCGAACACCATCACGCTCAACCCGAACACCACGATCACGTCGAACCAGTACCGCATCACGGTGATCGGCTGACCGCATGGGCACCCTTCCCCTCAACGGCGACATCGACGTCAACGGCTTCGTCGATGTCGCCGAGCAGACCGCCCCGGCAACGCCGGCCTCGGGGCGGATGCGCGTCTACGCGAAGAGCGACGGGAAGCTCTACGCGAAGAACGATGCGGGGACCGAGTACGAGCTGACTGGTGGCGGTGGAGGCGGCGGCGTCTACACGGCGCTCATCGGTGACGGCTCCTCGACCTCGATCACGGTGACTCACGGGCTCGGTACGCGTGCCGTACTGGTGGGCCTCACGTTGGCCGCCTCGCCCTACACCGAGGTGGCGACGTCGGTTGTGCACGCCACGGATGACACGATCACTCTGGGCTTCCCTGACGCACCGGCGTCGTCGTCGCTGCGCGTCACGGTGATCGGTGGCGTGAGTGGGCTGCCTGCGGTCTACGACGTCAACGACGTCGCGGCCACCGGCGCGTCAGAGACCGTGCTGGCAGCGACGATCGACGAGGTCAACCGCTTCGTGCTCACTGCGGACTGCACGATCACCTTCCCGACGGCTGCCGTCGGCGCTTCCTTCGTGCTCGCCACCGAGCAGGATTCGACCGGCGACTGGACGGTCACCTGGCCGGGCACCGTCCTCTGGCCCGACGGCGTGACCCAGCAGCCGAGCGCCGGCATCGCGGTGATCGACGTCTGGCGCTTCCTCTGCGCAGACGGCTCGACGTGGATCGCCCAGCGCCTCGTCACGCGTGCGAGCGCGGACGCGCCCCCACAGGTCGTCCAGCACAAGGTGGGCGGCGGGAGCGGTGGCGCCACGGTCACCACCACGACCATCGTGATGGACGCGGCACCAACCGAAGGCAACCTGCTGGTGGCCTTCGTGCACTCCGTTGGCGCGCGCACGTGCACGCCGGCTTCGGGCTCATGGACGAACCGCTACGACGTCGCGGTCACCGACAGCACGAGCCTCGAATGCTGGACGCACACCGTCGGGGCGGCCGAATCGAACAGCTACCAGTTCGATTGGGACAGCACCGCCGAGTTCAACTCCGTGATCCTCGTCGAGGTCGAGAACTGGCTGTCGGTCGACGAGACGGCGTCGACCACCACCGGCAACGCCGACGCCCCGACCGGCACGAACACGTTCCACCCCAACCTCGTCTTTCTGCACTCGGGCACCGATGGCGGCCTCGTGGCCGGCTCTGCTCTCACCTTTGCTGAGGAGTGGACGACCCTGCAGCGGCACTTCCCGAATTACCACGCCAACGGCGTCGCGTACGCGTACGTCTTCGGCACCTCGTGGCCCACCACTGGGATCATCAACGTGACCACCGCCAACATCCCTCGCGCGATCATCTCAATCGCGTCGACGAGCTGAGGTACGCATGGGCAACCGGTTCGTGGGACCCATCGAGATCGCTGAGCAGACCGCCCCGGGCACCCCGGACAGTGGCGTCGGTGCGCTCTACGCCAAGACGGACGGCAAGGTCTACTGGAAGGACGACGCCGGCACCGAGACCGACCTCACCGGAGGCGGGGCTGGCGACGCCGCCCTGCGCGCCCGGCTTGGCGATCCAGGAACCCACACCGACGCGTCGCTGATCCTGTCGGACCCGGCAGGCACCGGCGACGACGACCAGGCGTGGGTGAAGTTCGGCTACTCCACCGACGCCGACCAGGACGAGATCATCGTCACCCTCAGTGCCAAAGCCGACGACCACTCGACGCTCAAGCTCGTCGCCACGGATGCCACGACCTCGAGCGGCCTCAGCTCTGCCGGTATCGCCGGGTACGCGCAAGACGCCGGCGACAACGTCCGCGGCTACATGGGCCTGGGTCCGTCCATCGACACCGCCGGGGCGTGGGCGGAGTCGGCCGGGCTCATCGAGTCCAGCGAGATCGGCACCGACAACGTCGGCACGATCACCATCAACACCTACGTCGACAACGCGACCCATGAGGCGCGCGCGTCGATCAGCGTCATGGGCACCGACGCTGGCGCCAGCCACTGGGCGGCGATCTTCGCCAGCAACACCGACTCCGCGTGGCTCGCCCTCACCCCCGGCGTCGCCCCCACGCCAGTCCCGTCCACCACGGGCGGCGCGCAGCTCTACGTCAAGGCCACCGACGGCAAGCCCTACTACCGCGACCTGACCGACACCGAGCACGCCCTCACGTTCGCCGGTGTCGCACTCGCCGTAACCCGCAACGTCCCCTCGATCTAGGAGCATCCCCGCATGTCCGCAGGCGTCACGCCCATTTACATCGCGACCCCGAAGTCGCCAGCCGTGGAGCTCACCGCGGCGAACGTCAAGAACGACGGCGCCGGCACGATCGGCACTGACATCTTCATCCTCCACACCGCAGGCGCGAACGGCTCCTACGTCGGCAAGGTCCGCTTCGTCATCTCCGGTTCGACCGCGTCCACGGCATCGACCGCAACCGTCGGCCGCGTCTACATCTCGACGATCACCTCGGGCACGACGACGAAGGGCGACACGTTCCGTGTCGACGAGGTCGCGATGCCGGCAGTGACCACCGACCAGGCGACCGTGCAGACCAACTTCTTCGAGGTGCAGGTCAACTCGTTCCTCGCCGCGGGGCAGACGCTCCTCGTTTCGATGCACCACGCACCAGCGGCAAACACCGCGGTGCAGGCGCTCGCGCTCGGCACGGGGGACTACTGATGCTCGTTCCTCCGTTCGCGTCCGAGCAGATCCTGCACCGGCAGGTCTTCTACCCGGTGGCCCCGGTCGGTGGGACCGCCGGGTTCCAGCGGTGGGTGAAGCCGTCCGGGGTGCGGTTCGTGCACCTGTGGGTCCTCGGCGCAGGCGCGGGCGGCGGCGGCGGGTCGACCGGCGCTACGGGCACGGTGCGCGGTGGTGGTGGTGGTGGTGGGTCCGGCGGGGCCGCATCGCTGGTCCTGCCAGCGCACGCGATCCCGGACGCGTTGCACCTCACCGTCCCACCGGGCGGCGCAGGCGGCGCCGCTGGCGCGACGGGCTCCACCGGTGGCGCCGGCGCGCGCACCTACATCCAGGCCCTCCCTGTTGCCCAGGCCGCTGGCAACACGTTCCTCTCGTCGGGCGCCGCGAACGCCGGTGGCGGCGTCGGCGGGTCCACTGCGGCGGGCACCGGCGGCGCCGCGGGCACCGTCGCGACGCAAGCACTCGGGTTCCTCGGAGCACTCGGCTCGTTCGGAGCGTCCGTCGGGTGCATCGGCGCCGCTGCAGGCGCTGTCGGCGGCGCCGCCGGCGTAGCCCCGGTCGCGTTCGCGGCGGCGATCACCACCGGTGGCGCAGGTGGTGGCACGACCCCGGCGGCGAACACGAACTTCGCTGGCGGCGGCCAGTCCATCCCGGCCGGCAACTCGTTCCTCACCGGGATCAACGGCGGTGCCTCGGGTGGCGGCGCCGGGAACCCCGGTACCTTCCGGTTCTCGCCGCTCATGTGCGGCCAGGGCGGCACCGGGGGCGGCACGAACGGCGCTGCCGGCACCGGGGGCCGCGGCGGCGACGGGGGCTACGGGTGCGGCGGCGCAGGCGGCGGTGGCGGGGTCACTGGTGGCCGCGGCGGCGACGGCGGTGGCGGGCTCGTGATCATCACCTGCTGGTGAGTCAGCTCACCCCGAGCACTGAGCTCAGCCGCGCTCGGCGTGCGTTCTCCGTCGGGGTGACGGGCTCGAGGTGGTCAGGTCGCACGCAACTGCGCGTCAGGCAGCGGTGGTCGAGGTGCTCGTTCGTGCGCACGATCCGGCCGACGGCCTTCCACACGACGCGGTGCGCCTGCATCACGCGCGTCTCGACCCGGAAGCGGCCGTAGCCCTTCTCGTCGGTCTTGCCGGTCCAGACCCAGCATCGGCCGACGCTGGCCGGCGCCGGCACATAGGCCTCGCCGTCCCACCACCACTTCGGGTGCGGGCCCTCGCGGTCGATGTGGCGCAGGATGCGGTCGCGCAGGTTCACCGGCCCATGCTCGCGCTCGATCTGACATTCCCCAAGGACGGACGCCAGGATCGGCGCCAGTCCGACTCCCTGAGGAGAGAATCATGACCACGAACCAGGTCGCCTGCATCGGTCAGTACCAGGCGTGTGCGCTGCGCGTGGCGCGCCTGGGCGCAACGTGTGTGCCCTCGGGCGCCTCCGGCGACGTGGTCGTCACCGGCGCGCTCGTGTCGCTCACGATGACGCCCGAGGTCGAGCAGGGCACCCGCTACGAGCCGAAGACCGGCTGCGGGAAGGTGGCCTACACCGCCGAGTCCGAGGACATCATCAAGCGGTACAACCTCGACCTGCAGCTCGTGCTCTTCGACCTCGAGCTCATCGAGATCGCGACCGGCTCGACGCTGCTCATCGGCGACTCCGGCACCACCTGGCCGACCCAGGTGATCGGCTACGAGTCGCGTGGCCCGAACGCCGACCCGTACAACGGCTGCTCGCTCGAGATCTTCACCCGCACCTCGAAGGAGGGCGGCCCCTGCGGCGATGTCGGGTCGAACCCGCAGTACGCCCGCCACATCTTCCCGCGGTGCAAGTTCCACATCGCCGAGCGCACCTTCGAGGACGCCGCGGCCATCCTGCGCCTGCAGGGCTGGTCCACGGCGAACTCCGCGTGGGGCGAGGGTCCGGTGCCGGCGGAGTGGGAGGCCGACGCCCCGCTGGGCGACGACGCTCCCTACGCGATGTTGCTCGCAACCCACCTGCCCACCACGGGCTGCGGTCTGGTCTCGGCCACCTGATCCCAACGATCGTCGGGGTGACGCCATGCGAAGGGTGGAGGCTCCGGCCTCCACCCTTCCGTGTTCTCCGCCTCATACGGTGTGCGCTGTGGCCCTCGAGTTCACCCTGACCCGCTACTACCTCGAACCCGTCGCGATGGCCGACGGCATGCGCGAGTTGCCTCGCGAGGAGCGCGTCACCTACCGGCACGCTCCGGGCGACGCACGGGCCGTCCGGCTGCCGGCCCGTGCGCTCGCCAGTGCGCTCGCCGACCACCTCTCGAACGAGTGGATCGTGCACCGCACGGTGAATGCGAGCTGGATCCCGGGAACGGAAGGTGGCGATCCGCTGTTCGGTGGAGGTGGTGCTCCGCCACGTCGCGGAGTCGTCTACCTGAATCGGGAGCAGTACCTGTCGGCAGTGGCCGCGACCGCGGTGGGAGGGATCTGAGATGGGGTGCACGGGCTGCGGGTTGGTCGACACGATCGGCGAGATCGCCATCGCGACCTCGGGTGAGTTCGGCGTAGACCCGCTGAACTACGGCGCGCTCGACACGGTCGGCTCGCCGGTCTATGCCGACGAGGACGGCCTGCTCCGTACCGTGCCCGAGCGCCAGGCCCTCGTCATGTCATGGACCGACGGCTACGACCCAGCGGTGTCGCTCGACCCTGGCGGCACGACGACGCACATCTCGTCACTACTGGTGGACGACACCTACACCACGGGTGATGTCCGCTGGACGAAGCTCCTCTTCGCCGTGACCTTCAAGTTCACGCTCGACATCCAAGAGATGGGCGCGAGTGGCCTGGCACTGCATGGCTACCTGCGTATCGGCGACAACTTCCTCGACTTCGCCAAGCTCATGTGCCGGCCGGACGTGGACCTGTCCGGCGCGCCCCTCACGTTCCCGTGGAGCGACGAGGTCATCATCAATGAGCACTACACCGTCGTGGTGCCACCAAGCACCGCGCTGACGATCAGTGCGTCCGAGAGCGTCACCGTTGCCGACCGCACGGCGACGGTCGACGTGTCCGGCTATGCGGTCGGGCTCAGGATGCTCGCCATCGAAGGGAGGCCGTGATGGCCGTCTGTATTGGCGCAGGGTTGACCGAGGACGGCGACAACGTCCTGGTCGCCACATCAGGCACATGGGAAGACGCGCCACTCGACATCTTCGGCTCCTCGTCGCTCGTCGGCGGCCCGATCTACTGCGACGAGTCCGGCCAGCTCCGCGCTGCGCCCGAGCACGACGCGCAGATCATGAACGTGTCGTCGAGCCAGGGCCTCGGCGCGGTGTTCGATGCGAGCTACACCGCCACTGGCCCGAAGATCACCGGCACGCTGGTGAACCCGAGCCCGGTGCGCGCCATGGCGCTGATGGTGCTCATCACCGTGAAGTTCCAGTTCGAGATCGTGACGGCCCCGGCATCGCTCTACGTCGCCTACAACGTCAACGGCGACACCGGAGACCTGGCGAAGTTCCACGGGTTCCCTGGCGCGCACACGACCGAGGAGATGATCGGCGACTCGTTCGCGACGTACATCACCGGCGGCGCCACCCTCACCGTCGAGGTCACTCCCCGCATCGAGTCCGGCACCGGCTCCGGCCGGTTCACGGCGATGGGTGTGGGGATCCGGGCACTCGGCGCGACGACGTCCTTCGTGCCATGACCGCCCGCATCGTCCGCATCGTGCTCGATGGGCGCGGGCACACCATCGAGGTGCTCGCGCTGCGCATCTGGCCACTGGCGCTGGCGGCCTACTGCGTCGAGCTCGCGCTCGCGCCGTCAGGGCGCGGCATCTACGGCTTCACGAGCCACGCCATGGCCGACCTCTTCCTGTGGCTGGCCGCGAGCGCGCTCGTGGCGTCGGCGGCGCGTCCCGACGTGAACCGCTTCGGTACGGTGGCGATGCTGGTGACCACCTGGACGCTCATGGGGCGCGCTGTGTCCTTCGCCTACTACGGCGACAGCGCCTCCTCGCTCGAGGACCTCTGGCCCAACCTGATCGGCGCGTCGATCTACGTCGTGCTGACCCTGGCCGAGGTGATCCTCCACCTGATCCAGGTAGCCATCGCCATCGACCGACGGGCCAGGGGATGAAGGACTTCGCCAACCTCTACCCTCAGCTCGGCTTCGCAGGCGGCGGCGGCCTCGTTGCGACGTATCTGGCGCACATGGTCGTGCGCTTCCAGCGCGACTTCACGAACCGCTACGCCGTCGAGCTCCATCGAACGATCGAGGACCGCGACCGCGAGCGCCGGCGCGCGAACCGCTACGCCGTCGAGCTGGCGCGCCACGGCATCGAGGTCCCGCCCGATGAGGAGCCACCGGCTACCGTGTTGACGTGAGCCGCCCCATCATCTCGATCGTCCTGCCGGCAGACCTGGTCGGCCAGACGAATGGGGCCATCGACCCGGCGCTGCTCGAGGAGATCGCTCCGGGCGTCGCTCTCCACACGCGGGCCGCGCGCTCGTGGCGTGCCATGGCCGCGGACTGCCAGCGCGCCACGAACCACGAGCTGCGCGCCAGCTACGGCTACCGGCCGCTGTCGACGCAGATGAGCTACTTCCTCGAGCGCCACGTTCTGGTGCCCACCGGGGGCGCCGTGGTGACCTGCATGGGGCGCACCTGGTTCCGCCTGCCGGGCAGATCGAGCGCGGCGTGCCCGGGGCGCTCGAACCACGGGCTGGGCCTCGCCGTCGACCTCGACACGCAGAGCCAGACCTGGTGCCTGCGCTGGCTCGAAGAGCACGCCGTGGCGTACGGCTGGTCCTGGGAGGCCGGCATCGACATCGAGGAGCCCTGGCACCTGCACTACTGGGCCGGCGACGCGATGTTTCACGTGGAACATTCTCAGGAGGACGACATGGGCCTGACCCCGACCTATCGCTACCCGACGCAGCGCCCGGTGAAGCCCGGCGAGCAGCCGGTGCTCGACTTCGCCTACGCCGAGCTCGACACGCAGGGCCAGAGCGTCTTCGGCTACGTGATCGACTCGAAGATCATCCTTCGGCGCCCGGGGGGCGGCGAGGTGGTCGTCTTCTTCGACGGCGCGCCGCAGGTGGTCAACCTCTCGCCCGACGGCCGGCCGGCGATGCTCGCCGTGCCCCGGCCCGGGCTGTGCTCGATCGTCGGCGCTGGCGTCGAGGCGTTCTCCCGCGAGATCTGGCGCGCGGGCTGACCAGGAAGGAACCACCATGCCACTGACCCTGTCCACCGTGGAGCGCCTGCTCCTCAAGGCCGTGCTGTTCGCCAGCACGGCGATGCTCGTGCTCATGGCGTTCGCCACGAAGGCCCACGCGGCCGGCGAGCTCGTCGCTCCGCGCACCGATGAGGTCGTGACGATGAACCTCGCGCTCGTGACGATCATCGGCGGCACGATCCTCCCGGTCGCGCACGGCCTCATCACCAAGCTCGGTGCTGCCAGTCGCGTGAACGTGCTCGTGGGCCTCGTCCTCTCCGGCGTGTCGGGCGTGCTCGGCACAGCGACCGAGATGAACGGCGTGGCGGTGTTCTCGAGGACGACGCTCGTGGCTGCAGCCCTGACCTGGGTCGCTCAGGTGGCCACCTACTACGGCGTCTGGAAGCCCTCCGGCTTCTACGCGAAGCTCGCCCCCAACGTGGGCATCGGCTAGTGGCGTCGTCACCCCGACGAGGCTCGCTCGGCGCACGTCGGACGCAGGAGACGGGGCTCTCCTCGCGTCCGACGTGCTCGTCGTGCGGCCAGCAGTCGCCACGCAGCTCGCGCCGCATCAACCTCGAGGTCTCGCGGCCGGTCGAGACGATCGACGGCACCCGCATGCACAGCGAGGGCCGCGGCTTCTGCTGCTCGGTCCCCTGCGCCATCCGCTGGCTCGAGAAGCTCGATCAGGCGTAGGTTCCGGCCCATGACCGACCCGTGCTGCACCCAGCTCGATGATCTGCTGCGCGGGATCCTGGGCTACGTCTGGGGCACGACGGGCGAAGAGGGCGCGCTCGTCGATTGCCTCAGCTCTCCGCCATGTGGCGGAGAGTTCGCTCGCTACGTGTCGCTCGGGCCGCCGCCCATCCTCCTTGGCGGCCAGCACGTGCTCGCGGTGTACGCCCGCAACCCGGCGCTGGCCATCGAGGGCACCACATCGAAGGTGCAGCTGCTCGTGCCGCGGGTGCGCGTGAACTTCGGCGTCGAGCTGTGGACCGGCTGCTACCCGGTGCCCGACGCTCCCGATGAGCCGCCGTCCGTCGCCACCTACGACGCGGCCAACGCGCTGCACCACTCGCAGGGCCTCGCGCTCTACAACCGCCTCGTGACCGCCGTCGCGGCGAATCGCGCCGGGCGTCCTGACGTGCTCGGCCTGTGCACGAACCTCACCTTCGCCGGCCTCGAGCTCGTCGGCCCGAACGGGCCCACCGTCGGCTGGCGCGTCTCGGGCGCCGCGCTCTTGCTCTGATGGCCACCCGGGCCGCGTCCAACGGCCGGCCGGCGCTCACCATGCGGGGCGGCAAGCAGGTGGTCGCCGTCGTGGCGATCACGATGGACAGCGAGCGCGCTCGGGCGCGCATCGCCAAGAACGCCGAGGCCGAGCTGACCTCGGTGATGAAGAAGGCCGCGGTGTACGCCCGGAACCTGGCGCTGCGCGAGCTCTCCACTGAGTCGCGCCAGCTCGGCGCCGGACCCGACGGGAAGGCCACCGGCAAGTCCCGCCGGCAGCTGTCCGGGCGCATCAACGCGCCGCGCTTCGCCGACAGCTTCGAGGTCGAGGTCGAGGTATCGCGCCAGCGCATCCGCGTCACGCTGGTCAACCGGCACCGCGCCGCCTGGATCCTCGAGAAGGGCTCGGCGCCCCACACGATGCCGAAGAAGGGCTCGGACCCTCACCGCATCTACGCCTTCCCGCCGTCGAGTGGGTCGGGCAGGTTCTTCGTCAACGGCCCGCCGTTCTCGGCAGCGCAAGGGCCCTTCGAGCACCCGGGCACACGGCCCTACCGCTTCCTGGCGCGCACGGCGGACGCCATCCGCAGGAACACCTTCGGCCGGACCCCGAAGGTGGCCGAGGCGCGCACGCGTGCATTCCGCAACGCCGAGCGCCGACGCACCCGCTTCGCGGCCAGCCGGTCCCGAGCGCGACGCTGACGCGTCGCTATAGTCCCGCTCACCCCTGACGAGAGGACCCCACCATGGCAACGCGCAAGGCCGGCGGCCGCACCACCCCCCGCAAGCTCACCGCCATCGAAGGTGGCGCCGTGGTCATGACCGACCTCGACGCGGAGTTCGATGCCGAGCGCGAGGCCATGCCGAACAAGCGCGTGCGCATCTTCGGGCGCGAGTGGGTCCTCACGGCCGGCCCGAACATCGTCGCGGTGAACGAGATGGCCCAGGAGGACTTCGACATCGTCGAGCACATCCTGAGCTACATCGCCGAGGACGAGCGCTCCGCCTTCCACGCGGAGCTCAAGAACCCCACCCGCTCGATCGGCTGGGACTACCTCACGAAGCTCAGCAACCGCCTGGCCGAGATCGTGGCCAGCCGCCCTACCGAGAGGTCGTAACCCTCGCGGCGATCGCCGGCGCGAGCGCCTCTGAGGTCAACGGCCGCCTCATCCTGAACGGCAGCACGCCTCTGCGGCACCTGCCGCTCGTCGACGCGATCGACGTCATCTACTACCTGCTCGTGAAGGGCAAGGACGCCGAGGAGCGGGCCAAGTTCGACGCCCAGCTTGCGGGCGAGCAGCCGGCCAGCGCCGGCGTGGACGTCGAGTCGCTCGACGAGCTCGGCGCGCTCGTGCGCCGCGCCGCCGCATCGGACGAGCCGCTCGCTGATGACCGCGGCCTCGGCGCCGAGATGGATCGCCTCCTCGCCATGCGAAAGAACATGGGACTCCCCGACCTACCTGGATCGACTGGCCCAGGCTTGCCATCTGCGTAGGATCGGTCAGTGGCTGGCGAGAACGACCTCAAGATCGAGGCAGACCTTGACCTCGAGCTGATCCCCGAGGCGGTCCAGACTCAGCTCGACGCCCTCGGCCCGCTACTCGCCGGCACGATGGCCAGCGCGGCCACGCAGGCCCAGCGCGAGCTCGTCAACGGGCTCGACGACGCCATGCGCATCGTGCGCGCCCGGCTCGAGGTCCTCTCGAACCAGACCATCAAGGGCACGGGCGCCGCAGCGCGCCGCCAGCGCGCCGAGCTACAGGGTGAGCTCAACGCCCAGCTCCGGGTGGTCCAGGAGTTCTACCGCCAGAACAACGAGATCCAGCGGCGCATCGAGCTCGACACCGCCGAGCGCGAGCGCAACCGGCGCGCCGATGAGCGCGCCACCACGCAGGAGCAGAACCGCAACAAGCGCGAGCAGCTCGCGGCGACGCAGGCGACGAACAAGGCGCTCAACGAGGAGGACAAGCGCCTCACCATCACCAAGCGCGCCGAGGAGGAGCGCCGCACCGAGGCGACGAAGCAGGGCAACCGCGAGCAGCTCGCGGCCGTGCGCTTCGGCCAGCGCCAGATCCTCGAAGCCCAGATGGCCGACGACAAGATCGACCTGGCCAACCGACGCGCCCACAACGCCCGCCTCAACGACCTCACGCGCAGCATCACGGACTCGCTCCGCGTCACCTGGCGCGACTTCCACGCTCGCCGGCGTGAGGACGAGCGCCAGGCGAACCGCCTCGCCGCCATCGAGGCGGAGCGCGCGGCGAAGGAGCAGCTGCAGGTCCAGCAGGCGACGCTCGCCGGCCAGGCAACCAGCGTGGCGAACTCGGGCGTCACGGGCGCCGTGCTCGGCCGCTCGGGACTCGGCATCGGCCTGCGCAATCTCGCGATCGCTGGCGGCGGAGCGTTCGGCGCGCTCAACACCTTCAAGATCGGCAGCGAGTTCACCACGGGTCTCGAGGTGGCTCGGGCTCAGCTCGGCCTGACGTCCAAGGAGATGGATCTCCTCGGCCAGAAAGCACTCGAGCTCGGCAACGACGTGAAGCTCCCGGGCGTCTCGGCGCGCGACGCCGCCGACGCGATCCTGCAGCTGGCCAAGGCTGGCCTGAGCGTCAACGACGCCCTGGGGTCGGCGAACGCCACCCTGCAGCTCGGCCGCGCCGTGAACGCCGACTACGCCGAGACCGCCTTCCAGGTCGGCGTCGCGCTCAACGTGTTCAAGCTGCAGGCGAAGGACTCGAACGACGTCGCCGACATCCTCGCGAAGACCGTGGGCATCTCGGGTGGCACGAGCTTCGCTGATCTGTCCGACGCCATCAAGCAGTCGACGACCGTCTTCGCTGCCAACCAGCGCGAGATCGGCAAGGGCACCGATGCCTACATCCAGCAGGCCGCCGCCATCTCGATCCTCGCGAAGAACGCTCTCCGCGGATCCGACGCCGGCACGTCCCTGAAGCAGTTCCTCCTCGCGTTCTCAAACTCGAGTCTGCCGGTGCGCTCGGCGCTGAAGGACCTGGCCGAGCAGGCCGGCGTGCAGTCGATCGCCTACGACGAGGCGACCGGCTCGGCTCGGCCCTTCAACGAGATCATCAAGCTGCTCGCCAAGTCCGTGAAGGGGTTGACGCAGGAGGAGCGCGAGGCGAAGTTCACGCAGATCTTCGGCTCTGATGCCACGCGTGCCGTCAATGCTCTGACGTCGAACGTGACAGGGCTCGACCAGGCCATCGTCTCACTGCGCAACTCGCAGCGATCGGTGAGCGGCAAGGGGTTCGCACAGAAGCTCGCCGAGGCGCAGAACACCGGCCTCAAGGGCGCGTTCGACGCGATCCGCAGCCAGTTCGAGACGTTCCAAATCCAGATCTTCCGCCTGCTCGACAAGCCGCTCGGCAACGCCATCCTGCGCATCGCTACCGCGATCGGCGCGCTCGCCACGGCGCCCGAGTGGGGCACGCTCCGCCGCACGATCGTCGCGCTCGCCGCTGCCGGCGCAGCGCTGCTCGTGTTCAAGTCGGCAGGCGAGGCAATGCAGCTCGCGTCACTCGGCATCAAGGCGCTCGCGACGTCGCCGACCGCGCTCGTCACGCTCGGCCTCGGCGGCATCGTCGTCGGCCTCGCCACGGCGGTGCAGAAGTCGCACGAGTTCAACAAGTCCTTCGTCGGCGGACTGAACGATCTGGCGCGAGGCATCACCGGTTCGCCGCTCCCGGCGAAGATCCGCGAGCTGCTCTTGCCGAGCGACCTCAAGCCGCTCTCGAAGGACCCGAAGGTCCAGGAGTTCCTCGCGACCCTGCAGGAGGAGCCGCCGAAGGACAACTTCTTCACGCGCACCGGCCGCAACATCGCCGATGGGTACCGCGCGATCGTCGATGGTGCCACTGCGACCCAGAAGGCGCTCGAGAACTCCAAGGCCTTCTTCGACTCCGGGGTGAGCTCGGGCAAGAACGGCGAGCAGATCGACCAGCAGAAGGCCGATGCGCTCGGGTTCTCCGCCCAGCGCGTGTTCGGCACGCTCGGCGTCGCTGCCGGCCTCGCCTTCAACGGCGAGTTCGTGAAGTCACTCGCCGCGCTGAACACGCTCATCCTCCCGGCACTGCGCTCGGCCGGCCACGCGATCGCGGACGCCTACCGCGCGATCTTCGACGGTGGAGCCGAGATCCTCCCCAAGGTCGTCGGGTTCATCAACGACATCATCCCGCCGCGCGAGCAGATCATTCAGTTCGGCAAGGAGCTCGGGACCTTCTTGCTCGACGGCATCTATCAGGCCGGCAAGCTGATCCCGACCATCCTCCTTGACCACCGCACGATCGAGGCCGTGGTGGCTGCTGGTGGTGCTGTGGCTGCTGCTGCTGTCGTCATCGGCGGGCAGTTCGCTCTCGGCATGGTGCAGGGGATCATCGCCCAGCGCGGCGAGATCGCGAAGGCCGTGAAGGACATCTTCAAGGCCCTGTTCGACATCAACCCGATCATCGGCGGCGTCGTGACGGCCTTCGTGGCCGGCTTCGCGATCCTCAAGACCATCAAGGTGTTCGGGTCACTCAAGGCCGACGCCGACGTGTTCCTCGTCAACGTGCGCGCAGGGTGGAAGGCGCTGCATGGTGACGTCGCTGGCGCCAAGGCGCTCATCACCGAGTTCAACAAGCAGCGCGCCGACGGCGCGCTGCAGGGTGTGAAGGGGCTCGGCCAGGGCTTCATTCAGCTCGGCGCCGACGTCGAGAAATCGCTGCAGAAGATCCGATCGGTCGCCACCACCACGAGCGCGGTCGCGGCGCGAGTGCGCGCCGAGCTCGGCAGCACGGGAGCCATGTCGATCGCTGCGGGCCCGACTCTCCCGCCCGAGCTCGCCGCACAGCTCCGGCGGGAGCAGGCGGTCATCGGCAGCACGACGGCGCGGATCAACGCCGGCCTCACCGGCCAGTTCTTCACGCCACAACAGGCTGTGGCGGCAGCGCAGCGCACGCTGTCGATCTCGCCCGCCGCCGTTGCCGGCCAGTTCTTCCTCCCCGCCCAGGCGACGGCCGCGGGGCAGGCGCAGGCCGCCGCCGACGTGAGGGCCGCCACACTTCGAGCAACGGCGGCCGCGACCGCATCGAGCGTGAGCAACTCCTTCTTCCTCCCCGCCCAGGCGACGGCCGCGGGGCAGGCGCAGGCCGCCCGCGATGCCGCTCGCCAGACGGCCATCAAGACGGGCCAGCAGTCCGTACTGAGTTCCTTCTTCACGCCCCAGCAGGCCGTGGCGAGCGCGAACGCCATGCAGGAGACGACGCGGTTCGCCGGTGCGCTCAGCAAGGCCTTCGATGGCGTCGCGCTCGCTGCCACGATCGCCGGGGCAGGCGTGGCGGGGTACAACGCCGCCCAGTCCAACGGCATCGAGAAGGCGGTCAGCTATGCCGGAGTCATCGGCACGGTGGGCACCGCGTTCGCCATCGGCGGGCCGGCAGCCGGCGTGCTGGCGGGTGGCGTCGCGGTGCTCGGCACGGTCCTCGGCAACCACGCCAAGAAGGCGGCCGAGGCACGCGCTCGTCAGGCCGAGTACGCCGAGATCCTCAAGTCGTCGATCCCGGCCGTGGAGGCCCTCTCGCGCTACGAGCAGAAGCTCGAGTCGGGGTCGGGCACGCAGAAGCGCATCCTGAACGACCTCACGGGCCTGGGCTTCTCGCTCGGTCAGCTCGATGCTGCGGTGCGCGGCTCCGATGAGAGCTTCGTGTCGTTCAGAACAAGCGTGAACGCTGCCGCTGAGGCGGCAAACTTCGGCTACAACGGCCGCTCCGACCTCATCCGGTTCCTCGGCGAGGAGCGCAAGGCAGCGCTCGGCGCTGCGGAGGCCCAGGAGCGCGTGGCCAAGGCGCGCAGTGCTGGCGGCCAAGTCGACCCCGAGGTGCTCAAGCAGGCGGCCACGTACGGCGGCATGTATTCGATCTCGGCCCAGCAGATCGCCGATGCGGCCGAGGCTGCGGGCCCCTACGTCAAGACCCAGCGCGAAGAGCAGGAGCGGCTCAATGCGGCCATCCGCACCTTCGCCGAGCTGACGGGGCGCGTGTCCGTGTCGGCCGCCTCGCTGTCGAACGACGTGCTCTCGACGGTCAAGGCGAACAAGGAGCTGTACCAGAAGGCCCTGCAGGGCGACGTCGTCGCGGCGAACCAGCTCGCCATCAACAACCAGCAGATCGCCGACTCGTTCCAGACTCAGGTGAAGGCGCTGCTCGATGGAGCGAAGGACGTGCCGGGTGGGTTCGACACGGCCACCGGCAAGATCCAGGAGATCTTCGACAAGGTCTCGGGCGACATCCAGAAGAGCCTCAAGCTGCCGCGCGAGGAGGCCGACAAGATCGCCGCGACGATGCTCGGGCTCAAGGAACTGTCGAGCAACGCGATCACCTTCGACCTGCGTTGGCGCCTCATCGTGGACGAGAAGACGAAGAAGGCACTCATCGCCGCGGCCAACGCGTCGGCGGCGTCGAACGTCGATGCCGGCGTTGGTGCTGCAGCGATCGCGGATGCCTTCGCCGTGGCCGGGCTCGACCCGGTGAACAGCGAGAACGGACGCGTCGTCACGCGTCCCACGCTCTCGTGGATCGGAGAGCGCTCGAAGCCCGAGGTCGTGATTCCGCTCTCGAACCCGCGGCGTGCGCTGCAGCTCATGCGCGAGACGAACCTCGATCGCGCGCTCCTCGCATCGCTGGCCGGCACCTCGAGCTCGGGCGGCAGCACGACGGCGAGCGCCGCCGCTCCGGTCAGCGCGGCATCGACCTTCGGCGGGCCGGTCGTGGGCGAGCTCCACGTGCACGAGGTCGCAGCCGACCCGATCGCCACAGGTACGCTCGTTGGCCACAAGATTCGGGCGATCGTGCAGGAGGCGTTGCGGTGAGAGGCGTCGGCTGGCTCTGGGTGCAGTGGTACGAAGGTGGCCCGGCCCACCAGATCCTGAATGATGCGTGGCATCTCAGGAACTTCGCGTCGGCGAACATGCAGGTGCCGAACGGCCCGACGATCATGATGCGCAACACCGATGTCCTCGACGCGTGCTGGATCCACAACTATGGGCCGAACCCGAACCTCTACTCGGGCGACGAAATGCTCCTGCTTGGTGACACCGCACTCGTGACGGGAGATCCCTTCACGCCAGCACCCGGCACGGGTCAGCTCATGGCTTTCGTGTGTGAGTCGGTCGACGGCTTCCCGACCACATACAGCCGGTCCATCAATCAGCGCGCGTGGAGCTTCGGTGGAGCGTCGTTCACGCGTCGTCGGCCGAACCATCTCGCGATCACGTACGTCGTCTCGATCCTCGCCACGAGCGAGCCCGGGTTGAATGCTGGCCTGGCCAACCTCACTGGCATGCTGATGGGGCCAGATGGATGCTCGAAAGGTCGCTTCTGGCTGGCCGACGAGTGCGGCCCTTCACCGCTCGACGGCGACTATGCCCAGTCCGCCACGTGGCGCATTGAGGGCGGATCGCTCCTCGACGCGCCGCGCTGGGTCGAGCCCGTGAGCGCAGCGATGGACTGCTTCGTGCGGCGTTGTCAGTTCACCCTTGGCGCCGAGGATGGACACCTCTATCGACGCCCGCAGTTCGATGCCGATTCGGCACTGGTGGCGCCGGATCCGGCAGGCGCGGGCGGTTGCTTCACGTGGGAGCAGTATTTCTGCAACGAGGAGGCCGTGGGCCCGCTCACGTACACGTACAGCGGAGCGAGTCCAATCAGCCCACCACTCCGTCAGAATGAGTCACTCTGCCTGATCCTCGAGATCTACTCGGGCACCAGCGACGAGACGGCACCGGTGGTGATCCGAACCACGCGAAACGGCGAAGCGGTCGCCTTCCGCACGCTTCCCATCCCCGTGGGTCGCGGCATCCGCTTCGATGGGTCGCGCCACAGGGCCACCGAGATTGAGTCGACTGGCGGTGCTGAGATTGGCGACGGTTCAGCATTCATCGACGGCGCGTATGGGAGTGGTCCTGGCTGGCCGGAAGTTGGCTGGTGGGACCTGATGGCCTCTCCGCTCGGCGTTGGGTTCGACGTGTTCCCTGGACGCGTGTGCTTCGCGTCGAACACCAACGTGACGTCGTACTTCGTCATCCGAGCAGGCTGACGTGCTCGGCCCGGGGTCGTACTCAGCCTTCATCACCACGCGAGGTGGACGTGAAACGGTGGCAGAGCTGCCATGGACGTCTCTCCGCTGGGGTCGCCTCGTCGATGAGGTGAGCTCGGCATCACTCGAACTCACCGGCACGGCCTTCGAGTGCTTCGGCCAAACGCGCGGGATCCATCCCTACATGCACGAGCTCTCGATCTTGCGCTCCGGTGAGCGCGCATGGTCTGGTCCCATCGTCGCGAAGTCCTGGCGCGCCGGCCCGCAGAACGACGGCATGACGATCTCGGCTCGCGACCTCATGCAGTGGACGCGGCGACGCCGGATCCATAGCGATCACAACTACACCAACATCGACCTAGCCGTGATGTTCAACAGCGTGATCCGCGATGCCATGTCGGTCGACAACTCGCCACGCTTGCGAGTCGCTGCTCCGCCCTGCGGCGTGCTCGGCTCGCGTCGGTGGCTTGCCGCGCAGTACCGCACCGCGTATGACGTGCTGCGCGAGCTCGCCGATACCGAGCTCGACTGGACGGTCATCGACCGCACGGTGATGGCCCATGGTGTCGAGATCAACCTGCCGCCCTTGCCCACGCTCACCGACCAGGCCTTCATCGACTTCGAGGAAGTGATCGAGGATGGAGTCGACCTCACGACCGACCAGGTCGTCACTGGTGCCGGCGTCGGTGAGGCGGGTGCGACGATCGTGGGTCGGCACACGGTCGACACCGCCGAGCTCTACGGAGTGCACGAGTCGACCTACAACTCCGGCGACATTCGCGACACCACCACAGCCATCCGTCTCGCCCGCTCACGAGCGCTGCTGAACCAGCACCCCGCCATCGGCTTCAACGGTGGGTCGCTCAGTGGTGAGGCGCCAGTGACGATCGCGGACCTGGTCCCTGGTCGCGTCGTTCCGGTGAGCATCGAGACCATCGGCATCTACGGCGCGTATCGTCTCGTCTCCGTGGAAGGCAGCGTGGGTCCCGAGCACGAGCGCGTCAGCATCTCGGTCGAGCCCGTCGGGGCCACGTCCCAGCGAGCCCTTGAATGGGCCGCAGCGAGACAGGCATCCGGGTGAGCCGGCGAAACTCCGGGTCGGCGGTCGATCCACTCGGCGACACGCTGAGGGACATCACTCGCCGCCTGCGCAATGTCGAGGCCGGCGCAGGGCGCGGGCCTGGGTCGTCGTTCGGCCTGCCGTTCCGCATGGGCGATTGGGAATGGGATGGAGACGAGCGAGAGCTCTGCGCAACGAACGTCGTCTCCGGCGTACGCCTGTGCGTCAGTGACGTCGAAGGGGGAGGTGCTGAAACCCCCAGACCGCTCGCAACCGACCGCGGTGATGCTCGGATCCTCCTTCTTCAGGACGGCACGGTCTTCAACAGCGACACTGGGTCCGACGTCCCCATCTACTCGCGCTACCAAGCCATCGGGTCCCGCCTGTTCGTGGAAGCCGGGCTCACCATTCCAGCGACAGCCGCAGCAGGATCGATCTCGGCCACGCTCAGCTTCGAGGGGGCGTTCTCTCCGCGGAATGCTGTCGCTGGTGGCTCCGAAGGGCCGTTTACGTTTTCGACGTCCGGCGTCTACTCGGTGCGTCGATTCGGTGAAGGGATTCCGTCCTCTGGTGTCGTACAAGTCACCGGGCTGATGGTGGCCAGCCTCACCCTGATCTTGGCGTTGTTCATCGATCCCGCGCGCTACGACAACGCCGGCGCGGGTGACACGCCCCTGGTTCTCACCGAAGGCGATGAACTCACCTTCTCGTTCAACTACGAGCTGACATGAGCACCCGTTCACCGATGTCCGGCGAGCTGGCCAATCGGATCCGTACGATCGCCAAGCAGATCAGCGCGCTTGAAGCCGGCGCAGGGCGCGGGCCTGGGTCGTCGTTCGGCCTGCCGTTCCAGATCGGCGATTGGCTCTGGTTTGAGGATGGCGCCGGGCTCTGCGTGAGGAACACCAAGAGCGGAGTCGTGCGGTGTCTCAGTGATAGCCACAAGGGGCCCACGACGAGTTCGAGCATCAGCGATCTACGCGAAAAGCGCGGAGACCTCGAGATTGAGGTCGACCAGAGTGCGACTGTCTTCGACAGCGAGGTTGCGAGTGTGCCCACCTTTGCTCGCTGGCATGCCTACGGGGATCGCTGCTTCATAGAGGCGAACATCACCGCTGATGCTGTCGGCGCGACCCCTGCCTCACTGAACGCTCTCCTTGGCGGCTACGTGTACCTGCCGCCACGCAACATGGGCATCGCAATGGTCGGTGGGGACTTCTCGACCACAATCGGAACGGCAGGCACCTACTCGGTGAGCAGGTCGGGCACTTCGATCTCGTCCGGCGTCGTTCAGGTTTCCGGGGTCGCGGTGATCATCGGGATCGTGCAGGTCACCGTCCTGTTCGTACTGTTCTGTGATCCGCAGCGCGGCGGAGATCCAGGCCTGTCGGACGACCCGTTGCTCCAGATCGAAGTCGGCGACGTGTTGTCCTTCTGGTTCACGTACGAGCTTCTCGAAGGAACCTCCTCTTACATCGTGGATGGCGGAAGTCCTCCTTCTGGCGCGATCCTGGCCGGGCCATGAGTCGCCCATACCGGCACAAGCGGCCGTCACCCGGTGCCGACCTGAAGTGGCACGACAAGGCGGCGTGCAAGCCCGAGGCCATCCTCGAGCTCGGGCAGGTGGTGGACTGGGAATACCAGCTCAGCCTCTTCTACAGCGAGCGCGACCGCGGGGCCGAGCGCGCCCTGCGCGTCATGGAGGCGAAGCGCATCTGCTGGACTCTCTGCGTGGTGCGCGAGGAGTGCCTCGAGTTCGCCTTGCGCACGCGCCAGGTGGACGGGATCTGGGGCGGCTACGAGGCCGTCGAGCTGATGCGCATGTGGAGGGAACGTGTGGGTGGTGGAGCTACGGGGACAGCGCCCGTGGACGGTCAATGACGCCCTGGCGGCCAACCGCTTCACCGTCGCCGGCCTGACGCGCACCTGGGTGGAGTACGGGCAGTTCGAGCTCGCCCCAAAGCTGCCGAAGTTCGACTTCCCGGTCGACATCGAGTGCGTCCAGGTGTCGAGCGCGAGCTCGCTCGGTGACGCTGGCTCGATGTTCCTCGCGGTGAAGGCGCTCATCGACGGCATCGTGCACGCCGGCAAGCTGCCCGACGACAACGGGAAGTGGGTCAAGTCCCTGCGCTTCCATGCGCCCGTGCGAGGGAAGACGGACCTGGTCCGGCTGGCGTTCACGCCGGCCGCGTAAGCTCGCATGCCAACCAGGAGGTGCGCATGCTCATCATCGGTCGATGCCATCTGGCCGGGGGGATCCGACCCGGCAAGGTGATGGAGGTGCCCGACGAGCGCGCGGCTCGCCTGGTCGCCGCAGGGCTCGTCGAGGAGGCGGATCAGCTCGCCACGGTCGATCCCGTGCTGGCGTCGCTGTTCGTCGCTCCGTCGACCTACCACACGATGGAGGACAAGCAGCAGTGGCCATTCGGCGGGTAGCGGACTACTACCTCAACGGCGCGCTCGAGGGCAAGGGTGTGGACGTCGCTGTGGCGTTCGGGACCGTGCGGGTGAGCCAGAAGGACGGGCCGGACCTCGGCTCGTTCACGATCACGTCGACCGTGCGCGAGGACACGAAGCGCCTCGCCTACGTGGCAACCAACGAGGCGGGCGACTCGGTGCAGCTCGCCTTCATCACGAGGGACAAGGGGTGCGGATGCGGAGCTCGCTAGAGGTGCTGATCGTCGCGGCGTTCGCGACGTTCCGGCTCACGCGGCTGGTGGTGAGGGACTCGATCTTCGATCGCCCGCGAGGGTGGATCGTGGGGCGTGCGCCCGAGTGGTTCGTCGAGCTCATCACGTGCCCGTGGTGCGTCAGCGCGTACCTCGCGGCCGGCGTGGTGGCCGTGCTCAACGTCTCGGTCTCGACGCCAGCGCCCATCGTGCTCTGGCTGAGCATCTGGGGCATGGCCACACTGATCTACCAGTGGAGCGCGACCCGGTGAAGTTCGCGGATCGACGTGATCGGCAGCAGCCATGGAGCTCCTACGAGATCGAGCAGTCGATGACGCTCGTGATCGAGGAGATGGACACCGTCGCGTGCGAGCTGCTCTCGCTCGCCCAGCGCGCCGCCGCGACGCGCCGGGCCTACGAGCAGGCGCAGGCGAGCGCGTGGCTCGCCGTGCAGGGCACGAAGGCCACCGAGGCGACCAAGAAAGCGATGGTCCACTTCTCGACCACCGACTTCGAGGGTGAGGAGGTCACGGTCGGCGACCTCCGATACATGGCGGAGGTCGCTGAGGCGGTGGTCGACTCGAAGCGTGCTGCGATGCGCGCCATGGGGTACCAGGCCGACATGCTCCGCTCGCTGCTCGCCACGAACCGGGCCGTCGTCTGATGGGCAAGCCCTTCGGCGCCGCCGAGAAGCGCCGCGTCGTGCGCATGGTTGCCGATGGGAAGCCGCTCGCGGTCGCCGCCGAGAAGGTGGGGTTCTCGCTCGCCACGGTGCGCAAGCACGAGGCGATGGACGAACTGTTCCGCGAGGCGCTCGCAGAGGCGAACGCCATCCTCGACTCGAACGTGGCCGGCGTGCTCTACGAGCGCGCCATGGACGGCAACATGACGGCCATCCAGATGTGGCTGTTCAACCGCGACCCTGAGAATTGGCGGGACATGAAGACGGTGCGCACCGAGCTCACCGGGGCGGGCGGCGGGCCCATCGCTATTGCTGCCATCGTTGCTGGATCGTTGAAGGAAGTGCTCAGTGACAACGGAACTCGAGACGCCGCACTCGGACTTGTTCGATCCCTCCCAGTTGCCGAGCGAGCTCCGCGAGCACTTGGAGCAGATGGCCACACCGTTGCATCTCATGGTGTCGTCGTCGGCGGGATCCTCCCAGCCCCTGACAGCCCCGAGGCATCTGAGGTACCTGAACGAGAAGATCGTTGAGGCGGTCACCGACAAGACGAAGTGGCACTTCATCCTTGTCGAGATCACGGTGCGCCACGGCAAGAGCTTCTTCTGCTCGTGGGCGCTGCCGACGTGGTACCTCGGGATGTACCCCGACGACCACGTCATCCTGGTCACCTACTCGGACAACTTCTCGAAGCGCTGGGGCCGCGACTGCCGCGACCTGTTCGGTTCGATAGGCCCTCGCCTCTTCGGGCACTCGGTCGATCCCGAGGTGCGCGCCGCCGACAACTGGCGCGTCGCCGGCCACCGGGGAACGATGCGCTCGGTCGGTCGCGGTGGCGAGATCACCGGCACCGGCGGCAACCTCATCATCGTCGATGACCCGATCAAGAACGTCGAGGAGGCACTGTCGGAGAAGATCCGCTCGAACCTCGTCGAGTGGTTCGACTCCACACTGCGCACCCGCCTCGAGCCCGGCGGCACGCTCGTGGTGCTCATGGCGCGCTGGCACGAGGAAGACCTCATCGGCGTGATCCGCGACCGCATGGCCGAGCAGGGCTACGAGGGTGACCGCTACGAGATCATCCACTTTCCCGCGCTGGCCGAGGCGCCCGAGGAGATCGAAGAGCCGGCGGAGCGCGCCGAGTGGCGCGACGAGCTCGGGCGCGCCGAGGGGGAGGCGCTGTGGCCGGAGCGCTTCAACGAGCAGCAGCTCGCCCAGATCCGCGGCTCCACGAACCCGCTCGCCTGGTCGGGCCTGTACCAGCAGAAGCCCGTGCTCGCGAGCAACAACTGGTTCACGGCGGACCACTGGGAGTACGTGCCCTTCGTGCACGACGAGGTGCACGACCGCATGCGCTTCTGCCGCTGGTGGGACCTCGCTGCATCCGAGGAGGCCGGCGCCGACTGGACCGTGGGCGCGCTGTTGGGCATCGACGACTGGGAGCACTGGGTCTACGTGCTCGACATCGAGCGCTTCCGTGGCCACCCCGCCGACGTCGAGGCGCGCATCCTCTCCGCCGCCGAGCGCGATGGCTACGGCGTGCCGATCCGCATGGAGCAGGAGCGCGCCGGCTCGGGCAAGACGAACACGGCGAACTACGCCAAGCTCCTCATCGGCCACGACTTCCTCGGCGTGCCGGCGGAGGGGACGAAGGAGCAGCGCGCCTTCCGCTACGCGGCGACGCAGCGCAACCGGCGCATCCGCATCGTGGGCGAGAAGGCCGACCGGAAGTGGAAGACCTTCGTGCGCGAGCACACGCGGTTCCCGCGCGGCCGCCACGACGACCAGGTGGACGCCGCGTCAGGTGCCTTCAACACGCTGCTTCTGGCGGGCCAGACGGAGGTACTGAGCACGGGACTCCTCGGTATGGGAGTAGGCCAGGTCGATCTGGCCTCCGTCCTCGAGCTCGACGAAGTCCCAGCGCGTGATCCGTCGGCCCCGGTGGACCAGGGGCGTCGGGTACATCACGCCCTCCTGGGTCGCAGCTTTGCGAACAGGTGAGAGCGCGCCGGCATCCGAGCGCCACGCGGCGAGCACCTCGGTGCGCACGCCGAGCATGGCGACGCCGTGGTACCCGGGGTGCTTCACCAGCTTCACGAGCTCGGCCCTGATGCGCTCGCTCTGGCGGTAGAAGCGGTCGGCGCGCTTGCGCTTCGCTCCCCGTGCGCCGGCATCGAGCACGGAGTGGTCCGCCAGCCACATGCCGACGATCGCCCACGTGTCGGGCAGCATCATCGGCGCGACGCTTTGCCAGCGCCCGCCGTTCTCCTTGCAGGGCGCCTCACCAACGAGGCGCTGCGCCCACTGTAGGTGCACGTCGGACTCGGCGGTCACCGATGCCTGCACGATGTCGCGTGCGACCGACAGCGGCATCGCGATGGGCACCCTCACCGCGTGCCCCGAAGCCACTCATCCGCGTAGCGGACCAGGGTCCGCAGGGCCACCGTCATCAGCGTCGCCGCGACGAGGAAGGCGGAGCCGACTGCCAGCAGGTCCTTGCACCGGGCGCTCATCGAGGTCCTCCCACGCCGCCAGCTTGAGCCCGCGAGCGCGGGCCTCTTCGAGCTCCTCGCCCGTCAGCTCCTCGAGCTGCATGTTGCAGGCCGAGCACGACGGCACGAGGTTCGCCCTCACGACTACCAGATCCGGGCGCGTCGAGCGCGCACTCCGGTGGTGGCAGGTGGTCGCCTGACCTGTGCAACGCGAAAGGCGGAGCTGGCACAGGGGCTCATCCGCGAGCACCTCTGCGCACAGCTCCGCCAGTCGACGGTTGCGATCTCTCGTCTTGGCGCTCACGGGGGAGACCCGCGAGCGCTTCATGCTCGAGCCGCCGGCCCGAAGCGGGGTCTTGCGGGCCGGCGGTCCCGAGCGCCTCATCCGGTGAAGCGGGGAAGGATCTCGACCGGAGTCGGAAGTTCGACCGTGCGTCCTGCCACGGCCGACCCGGCGCCACCTGCCGGCGCCGTGGTCGTCGTCGCGGGCACGGTCGTGGTGGTGGGCGCCACCGTCGTCGTCGAGGTGCTCGAGGTCGTCGTCGTCCCAACCGCGGTCGTGGTTGGGAGCACGGTGGTACTCGGCGCCTGGGTCGTTGCCGGCACGCAGCCGGGGCCCGTGGAGCCCGAGCCCATCGCGCCCGAGCCTGTGGCACCCGATGCCGGGCCGTTGCAGGCGCTCGCCTGCACGGTGGTGAAGGCGAACGTCGCCGCCAGCCACGCGGCCAGCAGGGCGACGCTGATCGCCGTGAATCGTCTCATGCTCTCCCTCTCGTCGACAGCGCCCACTCGGTGGGCGTGATGGACCCTAGATCAGCGCTCGGCGCGCCCATGCGAGTGTCGCCAAACTGGCGACCGCGACGTTCCGGCCGTCAAAGGCCGTGCTCGTAGACGAAGCGCGAGATGAGTCGGTTCACGCCGCCTTCGCCTCCTTCGCTACGTAGGCGGCGATCGCTGCGTCGACCTCGGCCGCCACGCGCTCGAGCGGGATGAGCTCGCCGGTGCGCCGACTCTTCCAGTCGTCGCCCATCCATCGCACGACGCGGTAGAGGTGGAGGTCGCCGACCCACCACTCGTCGCCGCGCCCGACGTGTTCGCCGAGGTCGGTCTCGACCCCCTCGAAGAGCCAGCCGTTGCAGACCTTCATCAGCCAGCGCCTCGCCTCGACACAGTGGGCGCACGTGCGGCCCGAGCTCATGCGTCCGTCGTAGAGCGCCCCGTAGCGCTCGTGCCGCTCGTCCTTGGCGATCGTGCGCCCGCACTCGATGCAGCGGTGCTCCTTGCCGGCACGCCGCATCTCGAACGAGGTGAAGTCGTTGAGCTCGCCGTCATCGTACGCGCACATCACGCACCGCCTTGCAGACGGCGGCGCTCGCCCTCGCGGACGAGGTGCAGCATCGGGCCGAGCAGGTCGTCACCGAACCCGGCCGCGATCATGGAGCTGTACAGGTCGTGCTCGTACTCGGCGCGCGCCGCGGCTTCGAACAGGTGACACGCGATCTCGCGGGCCTGCGCCGGCTCGAGCTGGCCGACGAGCACCGTGCCCTTCGACTCGGCGCGCAGCTTCACGAGCGGCAGCCCGGAGACGAGGCCGAGGAGGTGCTCGACTTCGACGTTCACGAGGTCTTCGATACGCTTCATCGCGCACCGGCCTTGGCGGCGCGCTTCTTGTGGCCGTAGGCGGCTTGGCCGGTGAGGCCGATCATCACGAGCGACGGGCGGAGGATGCTGGCAGCCGTCATGAGTCCAGCACCGCGCCCTCGAAGAACGCCCGGATCCACTCGTACTCGGCGAGGTGGTACTCGAGGTCGCTCAGCGCGCGGTGGGTCTTCAACTGCTCGCGCGCTTCGGGGTGGATCTCGCCGAAGGTCGGAAGCTCGAAGAGGTGGAAGAACTCCTCGATCTGGCCGACATCGAAGGGGCGCCAGCTGAACCACGTCATCGTCTGCGGCATCCACTTACGCACGCGCTCGAGGTCGAAGTGCGACACGCCCGACCCGGCCATGCGCACCTCATGGAGCCACTTGGTCCCGATGTGCGCGCCAAGCCAGTGGCTGAGCGAGGCGTCCGCCTCGGCGATCGCGCGACACCACTGCGACCCGTCACTGCGCGTGGGCTGTGCCGGCGGGTCGGCGGAGTTGAAGAAGGCCCGCGCCTCTTCGACCTCGGCCAGCAGGCCGCTCTCGGTGTGCATCTTCACGACGACCTTGTTCCACCGCACCGGGGTCCAGTGCCGCGCTGGCGGGACGATGATATGGAAGCGGTCGATCTCCTTCATGCGGCCCGGGAAGCGGTCGCCCGTGTCGAGGGACGCCGGCAGCGCCTCGCACAGCACGGCGCCGATCTCGATGATCGCGTCATCCTCGAGATCGAGGCCGGTCGTCTCGAGGTCGACCCAGCAGTAGTAGGGGCAGGGGTTGTCGGTCATCGCGTGGTCCTCTCACTGGCTTTGGGGGCGATCCCGCGGCGGACGTCGCTGCAGGAGGGGCAGTCGTGGCCGGCGGCGTAATGCTTCGTCGACCAGCGGGCGTAGGCCTCGGGGTTGCAGTGCGGGCAGGGCCACACCGACCCATCGGGCTTCGCGATGAAGCGCTCGCCCGCGCACGTCTTGCACGACACGAGCACGGCGCCGTGGGGCTCACCCTCGCCCGTCTCGGGCTCGAAGCCGGGCTCGTAGTCGGGGTCGAAGAGCGCGGACACCGACATCATCCGGTCCCGGGCGAGCATGGCGCAGCGCGCGCAGTCCGGGAGGTGGCGTCCGTTCTCGTCGATGTCGTGGCGGTTGCAGGCCGGGCAACGGTCGGCGTTGCCGTGGTCGTGCAGCGAGTGCACGCCGGCGTGGCGGTCGGGGGAGTGCACCACGATCCTCGACGTCGGCGGGTCGCCGGGGATGATCACCGTCTCGACGATCAGCGCTGCGTTCGCCGCATCTGCCACGAGGCGGCGCAGAACGCCGCCCACGCGTCGCCGAGAGCTCACGGGGTAGGTCTGTACCGGCGCGGGGCCCCCGGGGAGCGCTACGGGCTCAGGAACGGCTCTCCTGGCCGCCTGGCACCGCTCCATCATCTGGCTCACCGTGGGGAGCCGGTCGTTGTGGAGGCACCACTCTTCGAGCACGTCGAGGAAGATCTCGTCGGGCACGGTGTCGAAGGCCGCGGCCCAGACCTCCTTCGCCTGCGCCTTCTCCTTCTCCGGCGGGTACCGCGAGAGCGCGGCGTACATGGCCTCCATGCCGCGCGAGATCGTCGTGCGCGTGGCCATCAGCTCTTGCCCTCAACCAGCTCCGCCATCTGGCGGAGTGCGTTCATGACCTTCGGGCCGAGCACGGCGGCGAGCTCGGTGTTGCGCTGCTCGTCGGTGAGCTTCGGGTCTTCGAGTGCCCACCGCTCGCTCTCGGTCAGCGCGTTCTGCGGCGTGAGCTCGGCCCAGTGCTTCGCGAGCGCTTCCATCGTGAGCGTCATCGTCGGCCACTGGCGGCGGTAGAGGGCCGCCTTCACGATGAGCTCGCCCGGCTCGGGCTGGCCGAGGTCGCGCAGCACCTTGCTCGCTCGCTTGTACCAGGCGGGCGGTCGCGTGGCGTCGGCGCGGGTGACGAGCGCGAGCGCCTCGATCCGTGCATCGGCGAGACGCTGCTGCGGCGAGCGGGGCTTCGGCGTGGGAGCGTCAGCGACCTCGACGGAACATGGCTCTCGTTCGTCTGGCTCTCGATCCTTCTGGCTCTCGTTCTCTCCCCAGGCACCAGCGCCTGCCTCCCCCCCTGCACCAGCGCCTGGGGGGACCCCTGCACCAGCGCCTGGGCGGGTGGGCACTGGCGCATCACCGACGAGCCGGTAGTGGTTGCTGGTCTGGCGCCCATCGACGAAGCGCGGCGTCGTCACGAGCGCCCCTGCCTCTTCGAGCGAGCGGATCGCGCGGCGCACCGTCGAGGTGTCCATCCCGAGGCGCTTCGCGAGCGTCGGGATGCCCGGCCACGCCTTGGCCGTGGCACCCGCGTAGCGATCCAGGGCCGCGTAGGCGAGCTTCGCCGTGGCGGTCAGCTCGTCATGGAACAGGACCCACTCGGGGATCCTGGCGTAGCGATATGCCCCTTCAACGAGCACAGCGCTTGTAGAGTCAGCGTCCATCGAGGAGTCCTCTCGATCATGCCCCGGGGCCGTTGACGCGGTCGCCGGGGCGCATTCGTTGTGGGAGGAGAGAGTGCCACACGCGCGCCGGCGCGCGTCAGATGCCCTCACCCAGGATCAGCTCGGCCTTGGCGCTCACGCCGTCGTCGGTGAGGCGCCACTCGAGCGGCGGCCGGCCGAACGACCCAGCCTCGCCCTTCACGCTCTCGACGAGCCCGGCGCGCTTGAGCCGGTGGAGCGTGTCGTGCACGGTGCTGTAGCGCCGGCCGAGCGCGTCCATGAGCTTCGTCATCGACGCCGGCCCGCCGCCGAGGGCGAGCAGGATGCGGGTGTCGCGGACCAGGACGTTGCGGCCCTGCAGCATGGTGGTTGGTGGGGTCATGACTCCTCGATTCCGAACATCTCGCGCGTCAGCGCGGACGCGTGTTCGTGGGTGATGGTGGGCTGGCAGCCGTGGTCGCACGCGAGCTGCGGGGTGGCTCCGTACAGGCGGCACAGCAGGGGTCGGTTGTCGTAGACCGCGCACCGACCGAACTGGTCGAGCGATGCGCACACGGACTTCTCGGTCGTGGCCATGAGGTGCAGGCGGTCGACCTTCACGGTGCGCTCGGCGCCGATGAGTGGCACCTCGCGCTCAGCCACCGGTACCACGGTGCAGTTGTCGGTGCAGAGGCCCTTGCACCCAGGGCTGGGTACCTCGGCCCAGATCGCACGGGGATCACGCATCGAAGGCCTCCCTGGACCAGCGGTAGACGATGAGCACGGCCGGCGTCATCATGAGAGTGAACGCGCTGGCCGAGATGATGACGGCCCACTGGCCATAGATCGCGCCGAGGACCGAGCCGTAGAGGATGCCCGAGGTGAGCATCGTGACATAGCCTCCACGATGGGGCTCATGAGGGGTCCCGGTAGATCATGGCCCGCACCGCCGCATCCTTGGACTCCAGGAGCTTGCGCAACGCCACAGTGCGCTCGGGGTTGCGGGGCAGCTTCGCCACGATGGCGTGGGCCAGCTCGCTGAAGGAGGCCGAGACCGTCTGCAAGCGTTCGGGCAGATGGGCGTAGGCGAAGAACTGGAGCATGGGCTCGGGCGCCTCGGGGGTGTTGGTGTAGGTCGCCGGGATCACCCGAGGGTTGGTGAGGCGCTGCATCTTGGTCTCGGGGTGGCAGTGCTGGCACAGCCGCACGCCCTCAGGCAGGTTGTCGGCCCGGGCGGCCGTGATGTTCACCCGGCGGTTGGTGCACGCCACCACGGCCCAGGCGTTCCACCCGACGCTCAGGATCGGGGTGCTCTTGTCGAGCCGGTGGGCCACTTTGCGGGCGGTCACCCCGCGAAACAGCTCACGCTCGGTGAGCACACGAGGCTCACGCGTGATGCGAGGGGTTGGGTCCACGGGTTGCTCCTTCTTCGGCAGTGGGTAGTCCCACACGCTCTTGGTGATGGGGTCAGAGGTGAGCACGGCGCCTCGCTCCGGCCAGGGTAGGGAAGTTCCAGACATCCCCTGCCAATCGGCCATCAGGGTGTGGCGTCCACCCTGGCGGATCTGGTCGGCGCGCACGTCGAGCCCGATCAGCACGTCACGCGCATCGAGGATCTCGAGCTCGCGGATCAGGTCCTTCCGAGTGCGCTCCCAGGTGGCACCGAACGGCGCCTTCTTCATGTTCGGGCCCCATGTGCGGGGACCGATCCACTCGTCGATCGGTCGACACCGGAGATCAATCACGGGTGAGCCTCACTTCGTCGGCAGGGATCAGGCGGTCCATGAACTCCTCGGTGGCCTTGACGATCAGCCAGTTGACGGAGAGATCGCGCTCCTCGGCAGCGACGCGGATGCGTCCCATGAGTTCGTCGGGCAGGCGGATGCTGGTGGTCTTGCGCCGGCCCTTCATGCGTCGACCACTTCGCGGCACAGAGGCATCACGTCGTCGAAGTCCGCGTGCACGGCCGGCGCGCGCTCGACGTGCTCGCGCTCCGTGCCGCGCTCGCGGACGAAGCCGACGCCGAGGATGAGCCCGTCATAGATCCAGGCTCGCTCCGTGACGCGCAGCACTTCGATGTCATGAGGCTCTCGCTTGTAGCGGCGCACCGCGACGTCGTCACCAATTTCGAGCTGCATGACGATCCACTCGTTGCGCGTGGCCTCGCAGGGGGAGCCGCCGACCTTGAAGGTGCGCTCACCCTTCACCGGGATGGTGATGGTGCCGCCCTTCACGAGTCGCACCGCCGCACCTTGCCCGTGGAGAACACGAGCAGCGTCGAGTAGTTGGCGCCGAAGTGGTGCTGGCGCACGGGCTGGCCGTCACCGCGCGATCGTTTCGGCTGCAGCGCGTTGGCCTTGCGGAGGTGGATCGAACGATCGACGAGATCCCACTGCAGCACGCGGGTCGCGTAGTCCCAGGTGTACATCACGCCGGGCCACAGCGTGCCCGACGAGACGTAGTCCATGACCTTCACGAGCACGAAGCCGCGGGGCTTCACGACGCGGTCGATCTCGCGCATGCCGAGCTGGATGAGTTCCTGCAGGAGCTCGGGCGTCTTCGGTGCGTCGCCGAGCCCGAAGCGGTCGTCCATCTCGGCGATCCCCGACGTGGCGCGCCCGCCCTTGGCCACATAGGGGGGATCGAAGGTGCACGCGTCGAACTCGTCGGCCTCGTGCGGCAGGTTGGTGAAGTCGACGCCGTCGAGGCGCAGGTCGTGCTTCACGATCGGCACCTCGGGCTGCCACGCGTTCCACCAGTTCCCCATGCCGTAGGTGGGGTCGATGATCTTGTCGGTGGGCTTGAGGTAGCGCAGGTCCGCGCACGCCTTGATGAGCTCGCTGTTGTTCTTCCAGTACGTCGCGGCGAGGTGCCGCGACTCGACGGTCGTCGTCATGGGGTGATCCTCTTTCCTGCGTTGATGACCTTGGCGATGTCGGCCTCGGCGTCGGCCTGCGCCTTCTCCTCGGCGCGCTGGTGCTCGGCCCAGCGCTGGACCATGAGCTCCTCCCACCGGCGCTTCTGGTCAGGTGTGCTCGTGAGGTAGGCGAGCGCCATGTCGCGCTCGAGCACCGCCAGCGGCGCGCCCTCGCCGAGCACGTCGAGTTCGACGCGCCACGTGGAGCCCTGCAGGTGGCAGTGCTTCGCCTTCTCGCCTGAGGCGCACGGGCAGTAGTCGTTGCGCCCGATCTTCGGCTTCGGGTTGCGCGTGTCGGAGAACTCGCGCGCTCGCCGAACGCGCCTCACGACCTCACCCCTGTCCGGGTAACGGCCACAGCCAGCATCTCGCCGGCCTGCGCCACAACGTCACAGCAGTTCTTGCACACAGCTATGTGCCACCCTTCCTCGTCGGAGCCCTTGAACCAGGGCTTGCCTTCCTGCTTGAGACCACACAACGTGTGGCTCGATGAGTGCGATGGCAGCAGGTGCCGCACGACACCCTCGGGGGTACGCGCCCAGATCATGCGGCGCGGAGACGATCCGCTCATCGGTCCCTCCATTCCTCGAACGGGATGTCCTCGTCAGACTCCCCGACGCTGACAAGCACGCGGTGAGCGACCCGCAGCCACGCCTCGTCGCGCTGGGCGTAGCCGGTGATCTTCCAGTCGATCGCGACCTCGCCATCGACGTCGCGGTAGACCTTCGTGACCGGGAACCCCTCCGCCTGCAGCAGCACGCGGACGAGCTCGATCCTCGCGTCCATCACAGCTTCCCGACATAGAGGTCCGGGTCGCCGAGTCGCATGGGATGCGTCTTGTAGCACCACTCGTCAGCCACGCCGGCCTTGATGACGGCGAGCGCCACCTCGGGTTCACACTTCGCGTAGTCCGCCACCGTGTCGACGGTGAAGGCGATGCGCGAGTGCGAGAGGTGGTACACGTAGGCCGCCACCTTGTCGGTGGGGATCTCGCGCTTACGCCTCGGCACTGGCCGCTTCGTTCGCCCGGGCGATCCACGCCTCCTGCACCCGCTGGCGGAGCGCCTGCTGCGTGCCGGCGGTCGGCAGGCCGAAGGCCGTGAGCTCCTCGACCAACTGCTGCTTGGACCATCCGGCCAGCGTCGAGCGGTACTCCTCGGCCCTCGCGGCCCCGGCCTCGACGGGTCGTGCCGCCTTCGCAGCCTCGACGTCAGCACGCGCCTTCTCGGCCAGCGCGGCGCGCCGTGCTTCAGCCTCGGGGTCGGGCGTCTCGACGAGCTGGGTCTGCTCGAGAACCCGCAGCACGGCGATGGCATGGCCAACCCCGGCGGGCCGGTGATCGGACGGCCGGCCGATCATGCGCTGGCCGACCTCTTCGGCGGCGCTCATGGCCGGACCACCGGCGGGCTCGACAGGGGGAGCGACGGGCTCGGCCGGCGGCGGCGCGGACGGCAACCCGAAGCGCACGCCGGTGTTCCACAGCTCGGCCAGGTTGCGGATCCGATCGAGCTGGGCGACCTCCATCGTCATGAGCTGCTTCGAGTCCGACACCTCGCCGCCGGAGCCCATCGAGCACAGCCGCATGCGGTCGTCGTTGGTCGCGTCGGTCATCTCGCGGAGCGCGCTCTTGGCGGCGTTGTAGGCGTTGGCGTGCGCCATCTTCGGGTCGACCGTGACGCGCTGGTCGTTGTCGTCCTCGAGGTCGCGGCTCACCGCTTCGTCGCTCACCGGGATCGAGAACGTGTGGATCATGATGGTGCGGTAGGCGACGGAGTTCGCCTTCGCCGTGGCCTTGTCGCCGAAGTCCTGCGCCTCGGCAGCGATCGAGGCGCGGATGCAGTCGCCGCGCGGCCCGATGAAGTCGAGGCCGTACTCGAGTCGGACGTTGGCCTGGGAACGCATGCGCGTCCCCTGGTTCGTCGACTCCTGCCAGCGCTCGATCTCCTGGCGGTAGTCGAGCACCACGGGCACGGTGATGATCCCGTGGTCGGCGAGCGGCGCGTGGATCGCGTCGAGCACGTCATCGAACCCGCGGAACTGGTAGGAGCCGCCGGCATTCGCGGTGCGCGCCTTGGCGATGGCGCCGATGGCTCGGCTCACGCGTCCCAGGAGCACGGCGATCGGTGCGTCGATCTCGGCCTCCCGGGCGAGCTCGGCGTCGTGTTCGGCCAGTGCTTCGGCCTCTTGGGTCTCCATCAGGCTGCGCTCGCTTCCGTGTATTCGGCGGCCATGCGGGTCACGGTCGCCAGTGCGCCGATCGTCGTCTCGGCGTCGACCATGAGCGTCGCCGTTGGCGTGCGGCGCCACAGCCCGCCGGGCTGGCGTTCGTAGATCTCGACGACGACGACCGAGAGGTCGCTGTTGTCTGGCTTCCAGAGCGTGCGATGCGCACAGTCGATGCGCACGTCGCCGCCGTCGCGGATCAGCCGGAGGGCCTTCCGCTGCTGCATCTGGCGGTAGTCGTCGGCCGCCGGATCCTTGCTTCCCATGAGATGTGGTCCTCTCAGAACGGTTCGTCGGGGGGATAGAAGCGGGACTCGGGCCAGGAGAGGGGACCGATGCGGTCCCACCTCACTGGCTCCTCATCACCGCGTGCGTTGGTCTTGAACACAGCGCGCCACTCGGCTCCACACCCCGAGCACACGGCCCAGGTGTCGCCGAATCGCATCTCGCCGGCACAGTCGTGGATCACCTGTCCGTCGAACAGGCGACGCCACGCGCCCATCAGGCCTTGGCCGTGGTCCTCACTCGGACTCGGCGCGCCTCGGTCTGGATCGACACGCGCAGGCCCTTGCGATCCGCCACGTTGCGGATCACGCGGGTGATCTGCTTGCGCTCGTAGTCCGACAGCGATCGAGATGGCGTGAGCTCGATCGTGTTGCCGGGAACGATGTGCTCCTGCCAGCTCTCGATCCCGAAGATCTTGAGCCAGTTGACCGCACCGTTGCCCGCCGTCTTCTTGAACTCCCGAACGGGAATCTTCGTCACTCCCATGATGTGTTCACCTCCTGCTGTGAACGCTAGTCCGTTGTGGTGGCGGCCCGCTCACGTCGGCGCACCACGAAGGGGGAATCCTCGTGGATCTCGACGTCCATGCCGGGGTACAGCGCCGCCATGCGCAGTTCGAGCTGCTCGCGAGGGGTGTCCTCGTCGTCGTAGGGGCCGAGCCAGATGTCGAGGGTGGGCACGTGGACGTGGAGCTTCACGAGCGCCCCTCGATCACGAGCTTGCCGTTGACCATGCGCACCGTCGCCGGCCCGTCGATCTCGTCGGCCTGGTACTTAGTACCAACTTCGGGCTCGGCGTCGTCGACCTGCACCGCCTCGACCTCCTGCTTCTCGAAGCGGCGCAGGCGCAGGTAGCCGACCTGCTCGTAGTCGAGGGCGAGCTTGGCGCGCGTCGTCGCCACGTAGATGAGCCGCTTGTCCTCCTCGCCAATGTCGATGCGGTCAGGGGTGATGTCGGGGTAGTCGTCGGCCAGCTTCACCGCCGACCACTCCCGGCCCTTGGACTTGTGCGCGGTCGACACGACGACCTCGGCGTGGTCCTCGGTCGCGAGCATGGCGATGATGCGGCGCAGGCCGGCGGCGCCGAAGCGCTCGACGAGCTTCACCGCCTGACTGAGCTCCGTCGCATCGCCGTGCTCATCCAGCTTCACGTAGTCGAGCACCTCGCTCCACGACGAGAAGCACCAGAGCAGCGCGTGGTCGGTTCCCTTGTGCTCCATGAGCCGCTCGGCCGCGTCGGCGAAGGACACGAGCTCGGCCACGCCGCCGACGATGGCAACAGGGATCGAGCGGTCGATGTGGTCGATCGCCACCGACAGCGCCTTCGCGTTCGTGCGGCAGAGGTACGCGCTCGGCCGGTCGATGTGGCCCACGACGCTCTGGATCTTGTCGAAGCCGCGCACGAGCACCTCGGCGCCCAGGTCCTCGAGCACGAGGTTGGCGGCCTCGGCCACCGCTGGCCCGAACCGGAACGACTGGCTGAGGAACGTGCGGGCGTCGACCGGAGCCTTGGCCATCGCGTTCACGGCGCCGTTCCAGGCGTAGATCTGCTGGAACTTGTCGCCCACGAAGATGAGCTGCGCGTGGTCCCGCTGCTGCTCGACGATCGAGAGCATCGCGCCGTTGGCGTCCTGGGCCTCGTCGTAGAGCAGGTAGTCGCTGTTGATGCGCGGGGAGCTGAGCTGCCAGAGCTTGAGGTAGCACCCCTGGTTGTAGGGCAGCCGGCCGTCCACGTTGCAGAGGTCGGCCCAGATCCGGGGGAGCCACTCCGCCACGTGGCGGGCAACGAGCCGGTTGTTGTCGCGCTTGGAGCCCGGGCCGCGCGGCGGGTCGATGCCGTCGACCCACGGCACGTGCGTGTGGTTGGGCACCGGGTCGCCCGTGCGGCAGAACTCGTCGATGGCGCGCATGGCCAGCGTGGCGAGCTTGCCCGGCATGAGCCGCTTGCGCCCGCCGGCCTCGAGCGGCACGTCGAGCGCGTCGATCCCGATGATCTCGGCGAGCGCCTTGCCGTACATGCGGGGCGACTTGAAGCGGTGCTGGAACCGCTTGCCCACCGCGCCGAAGGCGAGCGAGTGCGCGGTGCGGCAGTCCACGCTCCGGGGGAACCGACGCGCTGCGTCGTCGGCGATCGCCCGGTTGAACGTGATGTAGGTGCCGGTCTTCGTGTCGAGGTCACGCGAGATCAGGTCCAGCGTGCTCGTCTTGCCGGTGCCGGCGAGCGCCTCGATGGCGAGGTGCACGCCCGAGCGGGCGAGGCGGATCGCCTCGGCCTGCTCGTCGGTTGGGGTGAGTGCCATGACTGCTCCTAGCAGTGGTAGTCGATGATGGTGACGAGGGTGTCGGGGGGCAGCTTCGTGACGAGGTCGCGCACGAAGTCTTCGTAGTGGGGGTCCTGCACGAAGCGGTCGTCGATCGTCGCTCCGCTGGGCTCGTAGCGCTCACGTGCGCGCCATGCGCCCTCAGCGACCACGGCATACGGCAGGTTGAACTCGGCCCAGTTGACGGCGCCAGCCTTGGCCTGGTCGGCCCGAGTGCCGTCGTTGACTTCCGCCCAGCGATCCGGGTGGTCCTCGTACTCCCATGCCTTCGCGCCGAGCTCGCCCACGGCGCCCGGCTTGAGGTGAAGTCGGCCGGCGAAGCGCCCACCGATGCGCCAGTAGTCCCAGTGGCCGTCGGGGTTCGACGTGGAGAGGCAGGTGCCGCGCCCGCCGCAGCACTCGCACGACTCGATGAGCTCCGGGCGCGCATCGCAGTTCCAGCAGGTGACCGTGTGCTCGGCGACCTCGAGGTTCTCGTCGTAGCGGGCGAGCTGCTGGTCGGGGTTCGGGCCGATGACGAGGGCGACGTAGTGCATCAGTCCTCCCCCGCCGCAGCGCGCTCGTTGTCGTCGAGCTGCTCCCAGGTGCTGGCCACGGCCTCAGCCACGATCTTGCGGGCATCCTCGGCCTCGCACCCGGCGACGAGGAGCTCGTCGACCTTCGCCTTGAGCGTGAGGAACGGGATGCTCGTCAACAGGCGCACGCCGTAGTAGGTGTCGCCTGGCGCCGAGGGGTCGATGCTCTCGACGGCTACGTAGCGCCCGCTCGCCTCCGGGTTCGTGTTGAAGCCGCGGTGACACTCGACCTCGCCGGTGTCGAGGTTCACGATGTACGCCCACTCGCAGAAGAGCGAGTCACGCAGGAAGTCCGTGCTGTCGATCATGTGGTCGACGGTGCCGTCGATGAACGGCGTGATCTCGCCCTGCACGTTGCGCAGGAGGCAGTACCAGTCGTCGATGCGCTGGCCGCCGACCGCCGTGTCGGCGAAGGGCGTGTAGCGCTCGATCGCCTCGGGGGAGGGCGTGGATTGCTCGCTCACGAGCTCGATGCGGTCCATCGCGCCGGCGATCTGCTCGAGGTCGAAGGCCAGGATCTGGCCGAGGAAGGAGACGCCGAGCCCGAAGGGGCAGGAGTCCCAGTGGTTGTAGGTGGCCTTAGTCTGGCCGTTGCGGTAGAAGCCGATGGCTCCGCGGGTACCCATGTTGATCGTGGTCCTTTGCTGTGTCTGCTGTGGCGATTGGTACTTAGTACCAATCAGAACGGGTTGGCTTCGTTGAGGGTGTCGGGGTTGAGGGTCTGGCTGGTGATCTCCTCGCCGAACGCGTACGCCGCAGCGCGGCACTCGTCGAGGGTGGGGCCATCGGGGTCGGTGGGGTTGGCGATGTAGTTCTTCACGTGGCGGTCACGGCTGGTGCGGATGGCGACGCTCCATCCGAGGTGCTCGGCGCCGCCGAAGCTGCTCGGCGGCGCGTACGGCAGCACCTGCACCGACTGGATGTGCCGGTGGGCGATCGCGATGACGACCTCGTGGGTCGCGTCGCCGACGTGGTAGTCCTCCGTGAGGACGACGAATCCGGGCATGGCCGGACCTCCTTGGTTGATAACAACAGCATAGCACGATAGCTACACTGCGCGGAAATCGGTCAGTACGTGATGGGCGCGTCGTCGAGAGCCTTGAAGCCGGCCTCGTCCTCGGCCTCAAACAGGCGCATGAGGTCGCCGTAGCCGTGGCGCTCGAGCACCTCCTTGATCTGGTGCGCGACCCAGTGGACCTGGCCATTGGCGTCGGCATCGTGGTAGTAGTGGGGCTTCCCGGGGCGGAACTGCCAGACGCTTCCGTCCATCTCGTACTTCGGGTCATCGCGCCCGTCGTAGGCCACGCCGAGCGCGGCGAGCTCGGTGAGCTGCTCGTCCACCTCGTTGAGGCCGTAGTTGAGGTCGCCGCTCCAGCCCGACGGCTCGTGCAGGACGATCACGGTGAGGTCTCGATCGAACGCACCGATCGTGAACCGGTAGCCGTCGGCCTTGTGGACCCCGTACAGCATCGAGGACGGCCTGTCGGCGTCCGCGGGTTTGGAGCGCTGCTTCGGGGTGGCGGTGGTCTTCTTGCGGGGTGGCATCGCGTCATCCTTCGTGGATCGGGCAGGTGTCGCCGTCGTGGCAGAGGAACCCGTCGTGGTCGTGGTAGCCGGTGCAGTCTGCGTCGAGCCCGTCGTCGAGGTTGAACACGAGCCACACGGCGAGCATGACGCCGGCGACCAGGCCCACCGTCGAGATGACCACGAGCCCGATCGCGACGACCGGGTGATCCCAGATCCAGGCGGTCACAGCCGGCCCCCCGTCTCGTGGACGGTGAGCACGCCGTCGTCGAGCACGGCGAGCTCGCCGCGCGGGAAGAACTTGATCGAGTCGCGCCATTCGTCCTCGTCGCTCGGCGTGTAGCACATCGACCACGCCGAGCCGAGCAGGTCGACGGCCGCTAGGCGCGCGTCCTGCTCGGTCTGCGCTTCGATGCGCAGCCACCCGTCGGGGTGCACCCATGCGCACCGCGGGTGGGGCTCGTGGGCGTACTGCACCCCGAAGGTCACGAAGTGGGATCGCATCGGCGCGCAGTCGGCGTCCGGGTCGACGCCCTCGTGGCCGACGCACTCGGCGTCGAGCCGCTGGTGCTCGGCCACGATGCGCAGCCCCTCGGGCTCGAGTCCCGCGAGGTCGAACAGCGACCGGACGGCCTCGGCTTCCGTGCACGTCAGACACTCGGCGTTCTCGCCGAGGATCTCGCTCAGCACCCTCAGCGCATCGCGCATCCGGTCGATGCGCCTGCGGAACAAGGCGTGCGCGGTCATGCGGTCACCGCGCCAGGGGTGATGCGATCGAGCACGAGCCTCGAGCGGCCGGCGGCGCGCGGTGGCGCATCAGGGTTGGTCTGTGGCATGGGCGTGGTCCTTTCCGAAGAGCCTCTGCAGCAGGGTGCGGAGGCGATGGTTCTCGTGTGCGAGGTCTTCGTTGGCGAGCTCGAGGCGCACGACCTGGTCGCGCAGGCTGAACTCGCGGGTGCGGGTGTCGGGGCCGATGCCCACGACGTGTTCGATGGGCAGCGTCTCATGACGACCGCCGACGACAACCTTGACGACGCGCGTCTTGCGGCGAACGGCGACGAGGAGTCCCTCCCGATCGCCGATGAGGCGCACGCGTGGCATCCCATCGGCGATCGAGTGGTCGTTGAGTAGCCGTCGGGTGACGGGCGCCCTCATGCGGGCAGGCGGCGCGTGACCGCGTTGAGGAACTCTGCAATGACGACGCCGGACCAGTGGTTGCCGGCGCCCCACTTCTCGGCGACGTAGTCCCAGTGCATGATCTCGGGCCGCCACCAGTAGGCCCGTCCGGGCAGCACGGTGACGAGCCACTCGGTCTGGGTCAGCAGGTTGTGCCGGGGGGCCGTGGGGGAGAACAGGCCGACGTGGTACTGCGTGCCGTCGCCGGGCTCGAATCGCACGAGCGCGGCGCCGCAGCCGTTGGCGAGAGCGGGCAGCACGAGTGCGGCGGCCTCGTCGATCGCCTCCCACTCCTTGCAGCCGTTGCGGACGATGTCCCGGTAGGGGTTGGAGTTGGTCGTGGGCATGGTGGTCATCCCTTCAAGACGGCGGTGACGTAGAGGTAGCCGTAGCTCCCCTGGGGCGAGCAGACGACGTTGACGAGCTCGTCAGTCCAGAGCATGTCGACGCGGTCGGGGACGATGTCGAGGACCCAGCGGTCGCCGGGGCGGAAGATGGCGCGGCATCCCCATGCGGCCTGCTCGGGCTCGGGGGTGAGGTGGCGGCAGAGGAAGTTCACTGGCTCTCCTTCGCGGACGTAGCCGTCGGCCTCGCGACCGTCGAGGGCGAGCTCCCGGATGCGCTCGTTCATGACGAGGACCCAGCGGTCGCCGGGGCGGAAGATGGCGCGGCATCCCCATGCGGCCTGCTCGGGCTCGGGGGTGAGGTGGCGGCAGAGGAAGTTCACTGGCTCTCCTTCGGGAACAGGTGCGGAGCGACGCGGTGCGCGTAGTCGAGGGCGACGCCGTAGAGGTCCTCGTCCTCGTCGGCCATGCGGAAGCACTTGCCCATGAGGGCGTCGACCATCGCGACCTCGCCGGCCCGCCAGTCGGTGTCGAGCAGGTCGGCGGCGGGTGTGTCGGGGTGCCACCAGAAGCCAGCGGCGTCGAAGAGGTCGATGAGCCGCTCGGATGCGGTCATCTCGGGATTGAGGTAGATCGCGGCGACGCGCTGCAGGAAGGCCGGCTCCGCCGGGGGAGGCGGCGCGACGTCCACCGGGGGAGGTGAGGCGGGGACGACGTAGATCTCGGCGAGCTCGGTCATCTGTTCACCGATGAGCTCGCGGAGGTAGGCCTTGCCCTGCGCGTCGTACGGGTCAGCATCGACGCCGCCCAACCACGCGGTCTCGACCTCGTGCCAGTGGTCGGCGTCGCACTTGCGCTGCAGTTCGACGCCCAGCTGCATGAAGCCATCGCGCAGCAGTCGACAGGCGATCTCGTAGTGCTCCCGCGCGGCCTTCTCATAGAGCTCGCGGTCGGTGCCGCCCCACGCCTTGAACGACTTCATGTCGTCGGCGGGCTGCCACCAGATCCAGTAACCCTGGGCGACCTCGATCTTGCGCGCCGAGCCATCGAAGTCATCCGGGCGCGGGGTGCGTGACTCGCCGTGGACGTAGCGGTGCGCGTACTTCTCGGTCTTGCCGTAGCCGTCGTAGTCGCTGATCGACGTGTCGGGGTCGTGTTCCAGGTGGAGCACGACGCGCAGGTCGGCGCCGATGTCGGCCGTGGTGCCGTCCTCGAGCCCTTCACACAGGGCAGCGAGCGCACCGTCGTACTGGGCTTGCGTGAGCAGCCACACCTTGCGGTCGGTGGTCATAGGTTCAGTCCTCCTCGGACTCTTCGTTGATGGTCTTGAGCCACGCGTCGTACGTGGCGATGTTGTTGGTGAGGCAGAAGCGGATGATCGCTTCGTGCTCCACGGGGGAGTCGATGGCAAGGAACGCGAGCGCCGCCATGCAGCGCACGTCGCCATGCATCGCGCCGAACACGCAGAGCTTCCACGCGTCGACGTCATCTTCGAGGGGCTCGAGGTCGATCATCTCGCCGTCGTCGCCCGCAACCTCGGGGGTGTCGTCGCGCTGCAGCTGGTGTCGTGCGGGCCACGATGAGCCCGAGTCGGCGAGTGGGCATGGGTCCTCGTCGCACGGGCAGCACGACCCACGCCACAGGATGACGTGCTGACGTAGACGGGCGATCACGGCGCGTAGGCGCTCGATCTCGTCGGCGGCCCACAGCGGATCGTCGACGCAGTGATCGCGCAGGCCGTCCTCGTAGTCGTAGCTGGCGGCCTCGAAGGCCAGGCGCTCGACCTCCTCGGATTGGTACTTAGTACCAACGCCCGTCACGGGGGGCACTTCCTCGATCGTCCACTCCTCGCCGTCTGGCCCCTCAGTGAAGGTCCAGCCCTCGAACTCGAGGGTGCCCACGATGCCGACCGCCGCCATCGCACCGTCCTCGGTGTCGGCCTCGACCACGCGGGTGATCTCGAACGTGCCGTAGTTGCCAGTGACGCGCCAGCACTTCACGATCGCCCTCCCGATGCAGCGAGCGTGGCGTAGGCCTGAGCGAGCATGGCGTGCGCCTGGGCCGCGATGAGGTTCGGCGGGGTGATGACGTAGTTGCCCGCGGGGGTGTCGGCGAGCAGTTCGGTCGCCTCGTCGGCGTGCGCGGTGGCGTAGTCCCACCAGTCCTCGCTCCGCTGATCGAGCAGCGTCTTCGAGAACGTGGCGTAGCGGCGTCCCGGGGACGTCATGCCGCCACCTCCGCGACCTCGGGGGCCTCGTCGGCGACGATGCCGCGCACCACGTCGACGGCACGCGTCGCCTGCCCGCCGGCTGCGATGAGCAGCTTGCGGTCGTTGCGTAGCGCGCTCAGCCAGTTGGCGATGTACGCGGCCGACTGGTCGATGGTCGGGTCGTCGATGCCGGCGATCGCGCAGAGCATGGCCGCGCCCATCTCGGCGACGAGCTCCTCCTTCGAGTAGTCGTGCGAGCCGAAGCCCGAGGGGGAGACCACCCCGTCGCGCTTGAGCCGCGACGCGTGGCCCGTGCTGTGCACCATCTCGTGGAAGAAGGTGCCGTAGTACGCCTCGGGCGAGTGAAACTGCGCCAGCGCGGGCATCTCGATGCGGTCGAGCGCCGGGATGTAGCACGCCCGATCCGAGCCGAACGAGGCCTTGGGCCCAGGGCCGTTCGTGATGTAGCCGTCGATCAGCGCCTGGCACGCCTCGATGGGCTCGTGCTCGCGCTGGGGCTCGGGCTGAAAGCGCGGGGGGAGCCCGTCGGGCCAGTCGCACTGCTCGACGTTGAGCACCCGGAAGTAGCGCAGCATGGGCACGATGCGCTTCTCACCCGGGTTGTTCTTGTCGTCCACGATGAGGCGCTTCCAGAAGACGACGATCTCCGTCTTCGCGCCCTTGCGCACCGAGCCGCCGTGCGCCTTGAGGTTGTTGAACGTGCCCCACCACGGGGACTCGTAGCCGTGCTCCATCGCGGCCCCGCCGAGCAGCAGCACGTTGATGCCGTGGTACGGCGACTTCGTGGAGGTGCTCCGGGGGAAGCCCGTGGTTGGGTCCCAGGGCTTGCGCCAGGGGACGGTGCCCGCTTCGAGCGCCGCGATGATGCGGTTCGTCACGACGTCGTAGAGGAAGTCGGTGTTGCCAGCCATGCTGGTGTGGTCCTTTCGGTATGGACTCCGCCACGTGGCGGAGCGTTGGTACTAAGTACCAATCGGTGTCCGGGGGAGCCGATGCCCCACCGGGTATGACAACAGCATAGCACGCCAGCAAGCCAGCGTGCCAAGTCAAGGGGGAGGTCACCCCTCCCAGATGAACTGGTCCGTGGCGCACATGATGTTCACCAGCGCGCCGGCGATCGCCTTCCACGCCGGCCCGTCCTGGTTCTCCTCGTCCAGGTGGTCGCGGTGCACGCCCACGCCGTGCACCTGCTCGATGACGAGGCTCGGGCCGAAGTAGCCGGGGCCGCCGGCCGCCGGCAGGAAGTGCAGCCGAGCGCGCCACTCCCGCGTCACCGGGTCGCGGTTGAGCTCGACGGTCATCTCCCCAGGGATGCGCCCGAACGCCGCCGCGGGGGCCGGCGCTCGTCCGATCACGGCCTCAGTGCCCATGGCGCGGCCCCCGATCCTCGATGAGGCACGCGAGGTAGGCGTGCGTGATGTCGGACTCCTGGTACAGCGTCCACAGCTTGTGGGGAACGTTGGGGAAATCCGGGTCGGCGCCGCGCACGATCTCGAAGAGCTCATCGGCATCGGTCGGCGTGGTGAGGAGGTCCTCGCACGCCTTCTCGACGCGCACCTGGATGGCGCGCAGGCACGCCGAGTCGCTGAGGTCCTCGTGCACGGGGCAGACGTCACCGGCGTGCTCGAGGCCCACGAAGGAGTCCTCGGGATCGCTCCCGGTGCACTGGCGCTCCTCGGGCACCTGGGCCAGGCGCTCGACCTCCTCGGATTGGTACTTAGTACCAACGCCCGTCCCAGGTCGGCATGCGACTCCACTCCGCGAGCCAGGGCTCCGCCTCGTAGTGGTCGGCGAGCTCGTCCTCGTCCTCGCTGTCGCCGAACACGTGCGTGGCGAGGAAGTGCTTCGCGTCGTCCACGCAGCGCCAGGTGGCGAGGAACTCGTAGATCGCCTTCGCCTCGGTGCACGAGAACGCACCGGCGTTCATGAACCACACGTCGGGGTGCAGCTGTGCGAGGTCGGCGGCGGCATTGACGGCGCGCAGGGCGATCCGCGTGCCGAAGCCTTCGTACAGGGATGGGTCGGTCATCGGGGTGTCCTTCCGGTAGCGGTGGCGGCGAGCCACGCGTTGTGGTGCTGGCACACGAAGTGCCAGATGCTGTCGCGGCCAGCGGTGTCGCCTACCGCGTGTCGCTCTCCGGCGATCTCGATGGCCGCGCCGGCGAGGTCGTAGAGGTCGGTCGTGTCGAGGGGGGTGATCGTGGGTTCGGGGGCGTTCATCGACGCGCCCACCAGCGTTCGAGGGCATCGCCAGCCGCGGCGAGCACGCCGAGCACGCAGGCGATGCCGCCGATGACGACGAAGAGCCAGAACGCTTGCTCCATCACGCGCCCTCCCGCTTGAGCCACTGCTGCGCCCAGCGCACGGCGTCGCTGAACTTCTCGCCGCCGATGGTGATGCTGGACGGGTTCCAGCGCGCGGTGCCGCTGCGCTCGTAGTCGATCTCGCGCAGGTCGTCCTCGCTGGGCACCAGGTGCACGAACGAGTCCTCGCTCATGTCCGAGCGCCGGAAGTGCTCGACCTGGAACGTGTTGCCCTGCGCGTTGCCGATGGTCGTGATGATGACCATGTCGCCGGCCTCGTTGGTGAGCACCAGGGGGCGAACACGGGACGCCTGGGCGGCGTTGACGAGGGTCGCGGTGAGCTGCTCCTTCGCCTCGGCGAGGGTGGGCCCGTATCCGTTCATGGCGCCACACGACACCTTGAACTGGCGCGGCGTGCCGAACTCGCGGTGCTTCGTCGCACCGACGCTGATGGTGGTCGGCTCCATCACTCGGCCTCCTCGGTCAGGTGGCCGACGGTGAGCATCTCGAGCTCGTCGGCGTAGGCCTCGGCGTACTCGCGCAGCGCCTCGGGGAAGAGGTCGCCGTTCTCGCCCTCGGGGCCGGACTCGTGCCAGGCGTGGAAGAACGAGATGAGGGTGGCGAGCATCGTGCTGAGCGTCGGCCCGTTGTCGTGGGCGCCGATGGTGCCGGAGCGCACGTCGTCGCCCGAGGCGATGAGCGTCCAACACTCCATGCGCAGGCCGCCCTCGGGGGAGAGCGTCGGCATGGTGGCGTCCAACTCCCATGCCTCCCAGCGGTAGACCCGCCGTCCGGCGCCGGTGGCGAGGTTCTCGCACTCGAAGCGGTCGAAGTCGATGCGGAACATGAATCCGCCGTCGTCCGTGGTGATGCTGAGCATCGTGATCCTCCTTGGATCGTGAGGTTGGGATTGGTACTTAGTACCAATCGAGGTTGGTGGAGGGGCGGAGCTGAATCCTCCGCCCCTCCCTTGCGCCCCAGGTGAACGTCGCAGTTCCACAACGCCCAACTCACCGGGGAGAACAACAGTATAGCACACAGAGCATGCCGAGGGGAAATCACCCCACGGTCAGAACTGGCGCGTATCGAAGGTCGACCCGCGCCCGTCGAGGCTGAGGCCGAACTCCACCGGGGGACGCACCGGCACAGGCGGCGCGGGGATGTGGGTGGGCCAGGCGCTCATCCCTCGACCGCCATGAGCGAGATCGAGCGGAGCGAGAACGTGGACGGCGCGCCCTTGACGCAGAGGTCGGTGCAGCGCTTCCATGCGATGGCCTCGTTGCGCGCCGACACGTGCACGGTGTCGACCTGCTCGTAGGGCAGCCGGCCCGCGAGCGCGGCTTCGCTGCCGGGCCGGGGGGAGACGCGGGTGACGGTCGAGAACACGAAGGTCTTCACCGCGTCACCTCCCGGTTGTTGCGCCCGAGCTCGAGCCAGTTCAGCGCGTCGCCGATCCAGTCGATGAGGTCGCTTCCGGGGATCCCCTCGGGCCACTCGTGGCTCATCATCCGGCAGAGGTGCGCGACGAACACCACGCAGCGCTCGTCGATGCTGTAGGTGGCGTGCGCATGGCACTCGGCGAAGGCGAGCGACGTCGCCTTGAGGTACGCCATGGCGTCGTCGGCGAGGGGGAGCATGGCGCGTCGGGGGAACGCGAACTCCTCCCAGTTCTCGTCACACCACTCGACGAACGAGTCCTCGGTGTCACCGGAGGCGACCTGGGCACGCCACGCGGCGCGCATGGCGGTCTCGATGGGGTCGATGAGGTCGGCCATCACTTCTTCTCCTTCGGCTTGCGAGCGGCGGTGAACTTCTCGGGACGCTGGAACTTCCGCGGCCCGCCGTGGTACGGCTGCATGGGTGCCCTCCTTGGGCGTTGGGTTGTTGGTGGGGTCGGGGGGAGAGTTGGTACTAAGTACCAATTCTCCCGGGGGTGGATCAGCGACGACGCCGGCGCGGCGTCGTCTTGCCGGCGAGCGCCCGGATGAACATGCGGGCGCAGCTGAAGAACGTGCCAGTTCTCGTCGAGGTAGAGGTTCGACATGAGGGACCCGATCACGAAGATGCGGGGGGAGATGCGGGTAGGGATGGTGGTCATCACAGGCCCCGATCAGCGAGCTCGCGGGCGGCCACGAGCGGGCACGCCACGTGGTGGACGATCTCGTGGTGGACCCACCCGATCTCGGACGGACCCCACGCGGCGTCGCAGCATGGGCAGGCCTCACCGCGAGCGACGGTCTCCTCGGCGTTGCGCATGCGCTGCGCGAAGGCCTCGAGCCCCTCGCCGAAGTAGTAGGTCGCTTGGGCATTCATGGCGGCCACGGTGCGCACGGGGAGGGCGAGCACGGGGGCGTCGTGGGGGAAGAGGAACTGGCACCACTCGATGAGGATGCGGTCCCAGCACCACGCGATCTCGGTGTCGCGCATGTCGTGCCAGCCGCACCCGATGCCGCCGAACGCGATCCGGGCGATGGAGGGGACCCACTCGACGAGGCGGGAGACCGTGCGGGTCTCGGTCGCCCCGGGGATCCAGGTGGCGAGCGTCTGCTGAATGCGCTCGATCATGACGGCCTTGTCGGCCTCGCTCAGGCGAGAGGACTGCCGATCGGGAAGGGTTGTGGACATTGTGCGCTCCTGTCGGAGTTGGGTTGATTTGGTACTTAGTACCAATGCGCCTGGGGGGGCGATTGCGATTGGTACTAAGTACCAATCCGAGTTCGGACATACCTCACCCGGACTGATACCAGTATAGCACAGATAGCAGGCGTAGCGCAAATCGGGTTGAGCCCGCGGTGCCTCTGACCAGGGGTTATGCGGCAATCCGGGGGAAGCTCGCGGCATCGTGAATTGGTACTTAGTACCAACGGCGCATGGCATTCCGCCACGTGTCGGACTCGAGCTCGTCGTGGGGGAGCCTGCCGGCAACGTGGTGTGGCCACGCCAGATGGGGCGCGTGGGGCCCCCCGTCCGGGCGCGGGTGTTGGTGTTGCGAGGGGGAGCTGACGCGGAAGTTGGTGTGGCCACGCCGAAACGCGGGGATCGGGACCCCCCGCCCCTCGAGCTCCCGCCGGCTCGCCGCCGGCGCACCTGGGGCCTGGCGCGCCAGAGCCCGGGCACCGCCGAAGCGGGGCCCGGGCTCTTGGGACGTCGTGCTCGAGCTCCCGCCGGACCGGGCGCCCGAACGGTCAGGCCACCTTCGGCGAGCGTTCCGGGCGCCCGGCGCGGGGCGCCGCGGGCAGAACCGCGTCGGCCAACAGGTGGCCGACCTTGTTGATCGCGTCGACCGCCAGGCGGATGGCCTCCGCCTGCTCCGCCGAGAATGCACCTGCGCCGAGGTTCCGAGCGTCGCGGACGCATTGGTTCAGGAGTGCCGCCGCGGCGACGATGCGCTCAGCCACCTGGTCGGGCCGCGCCGTGCGCTCGGCCTCGGCCACCTGGGGTGCGGTCGGCGCCTCGGCCTCGGCCTCGGTCGTCGGCGCCTCGGTCACCGCGGGCGCCTCGGTCGTCGGCCCGCTCGGCGCGTCACCCGCGGGAGCCGGATCCACCTTCGGCGCCCGGAGCGTCGCGACGTAGGTGTTCACAGCGGTGGTCGCGGGCACGTCTGGCGCGGCGTCCCACATGTCGACCAGGGCGGTGAGCACTTCCTTGGCCTTGGCCTTGGATCCCACGCCATTCATGAGGTTCCGTTGGGCGGTGAAAGTGAACCGCTCGGCGCGCTCGGCACCCATGAGCGTCACCAGGTCAACACCTTGGAACCATCGGGCGGTGCGATCGTACGCGCGCACAGTGTCGACGCTCAGACCAGTTGGGAAGGCCACGGCCTCCCACATGATCCCTTTGGCGACGTTGCCGCGCTTGGCGATGCGGTCCACTTCGGCCATGATCGCGTCGGCCATCTTGCGGTCTGCCTTGGTCACGGCCTTGGCGTAGCCGTCGGCCGACTTGAGGAACGGAGTGGACAGCTTGACCTGTTCCACTTTGGTGATCTGTTCGGACTTCTGGGACTTGGCCATCTTGGCCACCTTTCAGGTTGGGAGCCGGGCGCCCGCCGTGTCGCTTGCGCTCGGCATCGGTTCTCACTTGCAAGCACAAAGCATAGCAGAAACAGCGCGGACCGCGGTAGTCAGTGTGCCCACATCCCAGAGGCGAAAGCGGGCCCTCCCGCCGAGGTCGTTGGTACTAAGTGCCAACGGGCGTAGGGGTACGGGTAGGGGTATCCGGGGGAGCTCAGGGATTCGTGCCAGAATCACCCGGCCGGCCGGCGGGGCCAGCGCACGTACGCTGACCTGAACCCTCCCCCTTCGTGTGGCCACATCATCATCGTGTTCCCCCAGGTCAGCCCCGTACCGCTCCGCCTTGAAGCGACTGGTCTCCCGGCCACCCGAGGTACCGATCTGCGCCGATTTTCGTGTGGCCACACCCCTCCCGAGGGCCTCGCTGGGCTACGGTCTCGACCCGGCGACAGCGGGTGGGCAGGTCGATGAGGCCCGGGCTCCGAGCTGGCGCTGGCCCACGTGGATGCGGGCCTACAACCAGGCCGTCGGCGGGGCATATCGGGTGCGCATCTGACCCCCGCCGATGGCCGTTGTAGGGTGCTCGAGCCGTCGGCCGGCGAGCCGGAGGGAGCCGGGGGGCGACCTGTCCATCATCGGTCGGCGGCACCAGAATGTATGCGCGTGCGCTGCACTGCGCAGGTGGTGCTATGCCTGGCCGGTCTCCGGCGCGTGGGCGAAGGGCACCTTCGTGTGGCCACATGGGCGTGATGCGCTGTGCTACGGTGCAACGCATGAGCACACAGATGACCACCACCTCGGTGCGGCTTCCGGTTCCCCTGCGAGAGACCGCGGAGTCCTACGGCCGCTCCGTGGACCGATCCCTCGCCTGGCTGCTGCGCGAAGCCCTCGTCGAGTACCTCGAGCGGCACATGGACGCCCCCGCCGAGGCACCCCCCGGTCCCTGGGGTGACCCACTCGACCGCTTCCGCTCGGCGAGCTCGGTCACCACCGGTACCGGCCCGGCCGCGATCAACGTGGGCTCCCTGGACGCCCTCATGGTGGTGGCGCAGACGTCGCAGGAGCCACCGTTCACCGCCATGCCGCCCGAGGCATTCCACCCCGGCATGCCCGAGCAGCACTGGGCCGACCACCCGAACCCCGGCCAGCCCTTCGAGATCCACCACGACGAGATCGTCTCCCCCGCCCAGGTCGAGGGCGAGATGGCCGCCGGCCCGCCCGACAAGGTCGTCGGGCTCATGGCCGCGCTCGAGACCTCGGTCAACCAGGCGAAGGCGGCCGCGGCCGCGAAGCGCGCCGAGGCGAGTCAGGGTTCCGCCGATCCGGCGCCAGACCCCGCGCCGGCGAGCGACGAGGCCGTGGACTGCCCTGGCCGGCGAGGCCACACGCCCGAGCAGGGCGCCGGGCCGTTCCCCTCGTGCAAGCACTGCGGCGCGTTCCGCGTCAACGGCGTCTGGAAGCGGCCATGAACGA